GCTTTGAGCGGAGCTGGTCACACATACGGCGATGCGGTTAAGTGTTCTGCTAAAATTGGAGCTTCTTTTGAAGATCAGGACCCCGTTACTTTCCAATTCTTTGTATCTGCGTCGCTTAGCACATTCGATGTCCCTCAGGATGTGTCTTACACTATGCAGTTTTCTGATGGCCTCCAGATACCAACCACCTCTATCGGATTCCTAAATCCCAGCGGCAACCCCGACGATCTCCCAAGTACTGGGGATGTTATTTATATCAAAGACGTTAAAGTAGAGTTACTTACACCATGATGAACTCAAGCACAATGAGCGACATGCTCAGAGATATGATGATGCAGCGCGAAGAGCAGGCATCACAACCAGAGATGATTATGCCTGGGGAGGCAGCTTCCCCTGTCATGTATGAAGCAGAGACTGGTAGAGCCTACGTTATCTACGAGGACGAAGAAGGTGGTCGCAACAAAGTGTTCGGCAACTGGGAGATGTACATCGCAGGGCAGGATGATCTCGGCAACGAGATGATCGCGCCAGAGCAGTACCCTGTTTCTAGAGACGACGCTGGCGACCTCGTTCTCGACGAGGAAGCCCTCGAAGAGATGGTAATGGAGGAGCAAGCTGCAGAAGAAGAACAAATGATGAACCCCGAACAAGACATGGGAGGTATGCCTATGCAGTTCATGGAATAACAACGATATGGCTAAACCACTATTTCACGGGATTAAAACTCACCCAAGCAAGAGAAAGAAGTCGAACATTGTCAAAAACCGCGCAGACTTCAACCTTCGAAACACTCTTGAAAACATCGCTGAAAGAAGACGTCAGAAGATGAACGAAGGTTATGAAGCCGAGGAGCAGGAGGCTCAAGAGGATGGCGTCGTTCAGGGCATGTGCGATAAAGACGGATGCAGTGCTTACGATCAAACAGGAAGCAGCGAAGGAGCTGGTGAGGAAAAAGAAATGAGAGAACCCCTGGCTCAAAAGCTAGCAAACGCTATCATGGGCATGAAGGGAAACAAGTACGACCGCATCCAAGCTAGGAAGAAGAGATTGAATCAGCAGTTTAGACAGGGGCTTGGAAGCAAGCACAACATGGTCATGTACAACCCCATTAACAGACTCAGAAAGAGAAGAGCTAATACTCAGTTGTACAGACTTAAGCAAAGACACGACGGAGTACAATCAGCATAAACTAACAACATGAAAAAATCATACAAAGGCGGCGGAGGTATTGCGAAGAAGCTCAGTGGCGCACTGAGGAAGGCTGCTGCAAAAGCATCAAAGAACGCCAGCAAGCAATCGAGAAAGGCTGCATCAGCTAAGACTGATCTTGGATTTGCATTCCACACAAAAAGATCTAAGAAGGCTGCAAACAGAGCCCAGAGACGCAGAAACGCTGCTAGAAGACTTTCTCGCTAATACGTGAAACTGTCCAAGAACCTCACTCTCAAGGAGTGCCTTCGCAGCAAGACTGCAAAGCGCCTTGGGATTGACAACACACCCGAAGATGAAACAGTCATCAAAAACCTGGAGAAAGTTGCAAGATTTATTTTTCAACCTCTCCGCGACGCTTTCGGGTGCCCTATATACGTGTCGTCAGGCTATCGTTGCCCTGATCTCAACCGTGCGATCGGTGGCTCAAAGCGCAGTCAGCACATGGAAGGAAGAGCACTCGACCTTGACGCAGACGTTTACGGACGTTGTACAAACGCTCAGATCTTCAACTGGATTAAAAACAATCTGGACTTTGATCAAATCGTTTGGGAGTTTGGTACTGAAGACAATCCTGATTGGGTTCACGTTAGTTATGTTTCTGAAGACGACAATCGTAACCGCTGTCTTGTGGCTAAGAGAGACGATAAAGGCAAGGTTTACTACGAAGTCTTAACTTGATTATATTTGTATATGCGTAAGTACCGAGCAATTAAAGCAGAAGAGGGAGTTAGATTTGGATATCGTCCATCTAGTTTCTCTCGAAACACAGGGGCTGATAGTTCAAGGTACACTACGCCTAGCTTCTCCAGTGGTATGTTTACCGACCCTCTTGCTGGAACTAAAAGCTACCTCAAGGGTGCTTCTTCAGGATCAGAAGAAGAAGGGTCATCAGCATCTACTGGTAACGTCGAGGGTGGAGCAGCGGAGCTTGGGCTGCAGAAGGGGAGCACGGAAAGACCAGAGCTTCTGTTTAGACAGGGTTCTGACAGAATGAGAGACAGGATGTCTCGCAGAAAGTACAGAGCCACCAAGCGTGGTGAAGTTTACGATCCAGAACAAGAGCTTACCATGAAGGGTAAGAGGGATCAAAGAAAAGCTGATCGCCTTCAGAAGAGGCTCGACAAGACCACTGACGCTATGATGGAGTCGGGTCAGGAAGCGGCTCAGTTGCAGGGAGCAAGACTTGATCAGAATCAACTCAGAAGAGAGGCTTCTGATGCTGAGTACGCTTACGACAAGGACCGATATGACAAGGCTCGTGCTGCGCAGGGACCTGGGCCTATGGGCATGGGGGATAGCAAGGACCCATCAAACCTTGTCCCAACTGGTCCTTCTGGTAGTTCCCTTACTGCACCAACAAGAAGACAAGTCACTGATGACGAAGCCTCTAAGGAAGAGCTCAGTGCGTTCAATCGGACAGAGAAGCTTGACAAGAGGAGAGAAAAGCTTCTGAAGAAGCAGGGCAAGCTCGACACACCAGAGACTGCTCAAGGCAAGTACGAGCGCAAGCTTAGAGAAGAGGATGCGAAGGAGCTCATGCGTAAAGAGCAGGGTAGATACGGCTGGCCATACACAGAGGACATGAACCTCTTGCCCGAACATCAAGAAGCATTGAAGCAGCAGAGATCTGGTCAAAACATCACAAGCAGGTCATTTGGTCACTATGACCTCGACGCAGCAAAGAATGCTGAGCTCAAGGCAAAGTTGTATCCTACAGGAAGCTCATCAGTGACTCCCATCATGACCACCCAAACCACCACGGGCGAGGGCGATACTGCCTACGAAAGAGTGACGGGAAAGAAGAACCCCTTTGCACGAAGCGGTGAGAATGGCTTGAAGATCAAGAGAGGTTACAGAGCTATTCGCTAAACAAAGCGTAGAAGCGCTGAACTAACAGCCTCGCCCTTTGGGTGATTGCATATCGCACCCTATAATTGTACTTAGTTTCTTCCCTGAACAAATGATCTTCGTGCCGATCACTAGGCGTAAGCTTATCGAAGTGCTTGTACACCAACCCTGCTTTCATCAGCGGGTAGATGATTCTGTCCCCCATGTTGTTCTTGTTGAACCCATACTCATCAGCCGCGTAGTTGAGAGTCCAGAACTCTTTGTCGTAAGCCCAAAGAAGAAACTCAAGGTGACTGAAGCTAACCTCGTTGTCTTCGCAAAACATTGTCCTTTTACTACGAAGATCTTTCAAGAAGTTTTTGTTGACGAACTTTTTGTCTAAGAACGATACCTCTCGAAAGAGCCTGGATCGTTTCACTTTTGACTTTGGCATAGATCAAAGATAATCCTTATCTTTAACGTATCATGAAAAAAGAAGAAGCAGATTTTATCGCTGAGATTTACGAGCAAGTACAGAAGATTGAGGAGATGATCAACGCTTCTGAGTACAGGGATAGAGTCATGGCTGGCCTCGTTATCGGATTGATGGACGAGTTTGACATCGAGAAAGACCCAGACAATGTGGAGATGAAGTCTCTGTTTAGCTTTAACCTCAGGTCTAGAAGCGAGCTCGAAGTAATCAAAGAGATTATGGATGAGATGTACACGGACTCTGGTGGAGATCTGGAGGACATGCTTGGAGATCTTGGCATATCTTTGAACTGATATGCGAGTCATTAAGAAAAAACCAAAACCCGCACCGCGTCAAGGCACAAGAAAGAACCCAGATGGTTCTGAGTCTACGCACCTGTATGCTACAGAAACTCTAGACGGTAAGAACTGGGTTAGCTTTCCTACACTGTTTCAGAATCAAGATGGATCGTGGGTAGACATGTCTCAGGGAGACTGGGTAGATGCCTACAACGAAGCAAAGAAAAGAGGAGAGGTTATTGACTTCGGAAGAAGAAAAAGAAAAGCATTATCTTTTGGTGAAGGTAGCTGGAAAGATCAATGATGCAATCATGAAAGACAAAGGATTAGGCGACACTATCGCCAGAGCAACAAAAGCAACTGGAATTAACGCGCTTGTCAAGGCCGTCACAAAAGACTGTGGCTGTAAGAAGAGACAAGAGAAATTGAATAACATGTTCCCTTATGGAAGGACTAATCAGAAAAATCGTAATAGGCCGTGACCCTAAGAACGGCATGGCATACTACATCGGTATGCGTGCTGGAGACGGAAAGGTGTCGGCCATTCTAGAAGACGAAAGACACTTAGTGAAATACGGGAAGGTGAGATACCTCATTTACATTGATAGAGAGGACGGTACCCTTCTGTGGAAGGCAGTAGACGAAATGCCTTGCTTACTTGAATTTGATCTTAACTTCTAATGAAAACGTACAACTACTTTATTGTGGAGATCCCCACGAGGATCAAGGATACCGTCACCACAGACGGAGGTCTGGAGCTCTATGTCGATAACAAGTTCAAAGAGTTCGAGAATAGAGTGAACGAGGGTAAGGTAGTAGCCGCCCCGTTCAAGTATGACCACGGAGTGGAAGAGGGGGATACGCTTTACTTTCATCACCACGTCGTTATCAACGACGGACAACCACTGACAGGACATGAAGATCACTACGTCGTTGTTTACTCTCATGGGCCCGAAACTCCCATGGCCAGCCAAGCATTCGCTTTTAAGAATCAACAAGGAGAAATCAAACTCCTTTCGGGCTGGTGTTTACTTGAAGAGGTTGACGAGCCCGAAGTGGAACAAGCCGCCATCGTCGAAGCTGTATCTCTTGAGGAATCACCTAAGCTTCGGGGGAGAGTCGCATTCACCTCTGGGGAATGGATGAAAGACCTCGGCCTTGATGTTGGAGACATCGTTGGGTTCCAAAAGAACAGAGACTACAGACTCAAGGTGGATGGCAAGGAGTACTACCGTGTAAGAGCAGAAGACCTTCTCTATGTCGAGGAAGAAGTTTGACACCGTATCCGCATCGAAGCGGCTGATGGATAGTATGGCTGCGGCAATCGACAATATGATCGACGAGATCCGAAAGCCAGTAGACCCAGAGGTCAGCGGCAGCGCACGCAAGGCCGAACTTCAATCCATCAAGCAGACCGCAACAGATTGTAAAGAACTAATCATCGAGCGCCAGAAGCTAGAGCAGATGGTGACAGATCTACAGAACAATGGACAAATCGAAGAAGACAAAGATTACTCAGGAGGGTTCGCAGAAAGATTCTCAAAGTGAGTACTGGTGGAGCAACATCACCATAACTGACAAGGATGTAGAGCGTTACAGATTCTGGGAAAGCATGTGGAACGAGGAATACGAGGATTGATTATATTTGCGTATGCCTCGAAAGCCAAAAGAACCAACTCAGTTTGAAAAAGAGATCTTAAACTACTTAGCTGAGTCTGGAGCAAGTCGCGCAAAAAAGCATAAGTTCCCTGAGATTACTTATGTAGAAGATTATGGTAGTGGGGTTGTTCCAGAGTTTGCGAACCCATTCAATCCCTTTCACGTTAGCCCAGACGATATAGTTGTCGAAGACGTATTGAACTACATTGCTAGTGACATGTACGGTCCTAACTCCATCGAGGGAGAATCTTTACGAAGGGATGCTGTAATCGCAAAGTCTCTTGAAGACGATGAGCTTGTGAATTACGAAGAGTCCATCCATGGAGCTCAGAAAAGAAAGTTCCTGGACAACACCTTGGGTCGAGGGGTAGGTAAATCAAAGAGGCAGCTGAGAAGAGCCGTAAAGGATGCGTTTAGTCCAGAGTTAATGGATGCGGTTTACAAGGGTCCAAGTGGTCTTAGGGGCTACGTGCTTTCTGGGCCAGGAAGCAACATGGAGACTGAAGCTAAGGCTATAGCTACTAAGGCAGCTATGCAGAAGTACGGGGTTATCGACTCACCTCAAATGACTGACTCTGACTTGGATAGCATCAACGCATGGTACAAGGCGAACCCCGACAGACAAGACAGCTTCGCGTACTTGTTCCACACCGACACCTTAAAGAATGAAGAATATCGTAAGGCTCTTCTTGACTTTATGAATAAGTTCTGATATCTTAGCTGTATGAAATTCATTTTTACTCTACTCTCAGTCTGTTTCTTGTTGGCGTCCTGCGCCCCACACTCCACAGTTACAAAGCACCACAGGTATCATAACTGGAAGCAACAAGGCCCAGACTTCCCAGACATCGGAAACCTCGGTGAGCCAGAGCCCTGTTCCTGTAACTGGTAACAGGTATGCGCTCGTAGCTCAGCTGGATAGAGCATCTGCCTTCTAAGCAGACGGTCCCAGGTTCGAATCCTGGCGGGCGTACAATTCAATCTAATAACAATGGCTGATTACATTTGCGACTGCGACAAAAAGCACGAAGAGAGCAAGAGCGGCGTATCCATTAAGTTTGGGGATGACGGCGCATACCACGACATCAAGTGTCCGTGCGGCAAGTACATGAAGATCAAAAACCCCAAGACAGGGGTACCTTCCTTTAAGAGAGATAGTCACGGTCGAGTTTACTGATGGGTAAGAACAAGATCTGTCTTGCCATGATCGTTAAGAACGAAGAGCAGGACATCCGAAGATGCCTAGACAGCGTTAAGGATCATATCGACTACTGGGTTATATCAGACACTGGGTCTGAAGACAACACCAAACAGCTTATCCAGGAAATCATGGATGAGCATGGAGTGCCTGGAGAGCTTCACGAGCACAAGTGGAAAGACTTTTCTACCAACAGAAACTACGTCCTCGAACTCGCTAAGGAGCACGGGGACTTTGTTTGGTTTATGGATGCCGATGACAACTTCGTGCCTCAATCCAAAAGACCCCTCAACGCTCTGGACAAAGATGAGCACGAAGGGGCGTGCATTGAATTTCAAGTCTTAGGGTACAAGTTTACCAGAAACTGCATCATCAACGTAAAGCACAACTGGGCTTATCATGGCGTTCTTCACGAGGTTTTAATGATCGACGGGGAGCCAACCCCAACCCCTCAAATTACAAACTGTCACATCGTTGCTAGGTCTTCACCAACCAAAAGGGCTGAAACTGAAGAGGAGAAGTACAGACAAGATGCAAAGATTCTTTTGAAGGAGTATAAAAAAGATCCTAGCAATACCCGAACCATATTCTATTTGGCTCAGTCATACAGGGACTGTGGGGATCACGCTAAATCTATCAAGTACTACAAAGAAAGACTGAAGCATCCAGACAAAGGCTTTAAGGATGAGCTTGAGATTTCTGCAATAGAGCTTACAAAGGGAATGGTTAAGCTTGGCAAGAGTCCTGCTGATTGTTTGTACTGGGCTATGAAGGCGTGGGAATACAATCCATACAGGATTGAACCAGCCATTCTTTTGATGGAGATCTACATGATGCAAGACATGTACTTCGCTGCTTTTGCAATAGGCCAAGCCGCCTCAGGCATATCAGATCCAAACAAAGTCGGTCTTCATCACAACAGCTACGACAGAAAAGTCAGGTTCAGAGCTCACTACTCTTACGCTTGTTATAGGATAGGACTGTACAATCTTTCGGTTGCTAATATGGAGAACGTTCTCAAGGAGGAGATGACGGAAGAAGAAAGGCAATCACATGAAAAACACTACAAGGTCTATAAGAAGGCAATGGAAAAGGCTTTTGATCAATGATTGTAGCGTCCTTTACAACGTCTCCTTCTCGCATTCATAAGTGCGAAAAGACAGTGGACTCCATCTTAAATCAAGAAGTTGCTCCAGACATTGTTCTTTTGAACATTCCAGAAAAGTACAGGGGGTCATCCGAGTACTCAATTCCAAAATTTGTTTCTGATAAAGTAATTGTAAACGTTATTAAAAACGATTTAGGACCAGGTACAAAGGTGCTTGGATCTCTGATGTATTGCAACTCAAACAACATAACTCCTGAGAAACTGATTTACTTTGACGATGATGTCGTCTACCCAAAGGGAATGATTGGGTCTATGCTTATGTGCTCAAAAAAAGGAAGGGTTGTTGGAGCCTCTTGTTTTGACGCTTTTTCCAACTCTCAAGTTGGGATATTTTTTCACAGGTCGAATGTATCTCACCAGGTGGTCGAGGGCTTTGCTGGCGTGTGCGTTGACTACAAAGACCTAGACGGACTTTTGGAGTATTTTGAATCGCTTCCAAATACCGAAGAGGTTCTGAGGTCTGACGATCTGTACCTGTCATTGTTTTATCACGAAAAAAAATGCTCAATAAGACCAATAGATATGCCAGGGGTCTACAGTTTTGTTGACCTATTTAGTGAGGGTAGGATTCTTGAATATGGAAATGAAGGTGATGCACTTCACAATCAAGAGGTTAGCAATGTTGAGCGGTATTTATATGCCGCGAGACAGATATCTGAAACTAGAAACGTGTCTTTACCAAACCTCCCCTAATGCTAATTGACGTCAAAGGATATGAAGATAAAGCTGTTGTTCTGGACCCTGGGGGTTCAGTGGGAGAGATCATCGAACTCCATGGGGTTCTCGTTGCTCTACCAAAGAAGCCGTCCAGATCTGAGATTCTCTTCCATGACAAACCAAAGAAGATGCAGATGTGGCAAAGGACACCTATGCCCGAGGAACTGCAAAGGCTTGGAAGTATGGATGAGTGGTTCGAACAGCCTTCCGAGTTTCGAAAGCGCTTTTCTCCTTTCATCGAAAAAGAGTTTGAGCGCAGGCGTAACGGTGTTTGGTTTTACAACAATGGCGTCCCTACGTACATTACAGGGAGACATTACATGCTTCTCCAGTGGTCGAAAATCGACATTGGGTATCCTTACTATCTTGCCTTCCAGCGTGAAATCTTTATCCACATGGCTGCGTGCGAAGCTGATCCCCGTTGTCTCGGTCAGCTTTATACTAAGTGTCGCCGTTCTGGGTATACTAATATCTGTTCTTCTGTACTTGTCGACGAAGCTACGCAGGTTAAGGATAAGCTGCTCGGAATACAGTCGAAGACTGGTAAGGACTCACAGGAGAACATCTTCATGAAGAAGGTCGTTCCGATCTTCAAGTCATACCCATTCTTCTTCAAGCCTATTCAGGACGGTACTACCAACCCTCGTATGGAGCTTGCGTTCAGAGAGCCATCAAAAAGAATTACCAAGAGTAATAAAATTTCAAGAAGAGGTGACGCCCTGAATACAATCATCAACTGGAAGAACACAACTAACAACGCTTATGACGGTGAGAAGCTACACCTTCTGTATCTTGATGAGGCAGGCAAGTGGGAAAAGCCAGTCGACATTCGTGAGGCTTGGCGTATTGAGCGTACGTGCCTTATCGTGGGTCGCAAGATTGTGGGAAAGGCTATGGTGGGTTCTACTGTGAATCCTATGGACAAAGGCGGCAACGAGTATAAAGATCTTTGGGAAGATTCAGACCCATCAAAACGAAATGCAAATGGACGCACACGTAGTGGCCTCTACAGAATTTTTATCCCAGCTTACGAAGCATTGGAGGGATTTTTCGACGTTTATGGAAACCCAGTCGTGGACGATCCTAGTGGGGACGTGGCTGGGATTGATGGCGACGATGTTCCTTCTGGCGCGAAATCCTTTCTCAAGAACGAAAGGGACAGCCTCAAAGACGACCCATCGGAACTCAATGAGGTAACTCGACAGTTTCCATGGACAGAAGAGGAAGCCTTCAGGGATAGCATCGAAGGCAGCCTATTCAACATCGGGAAGATTTATCAACAGATCGATAGTAACAACAATCTATATCCCAATCCAGTAGTAGTTGGTAACTTTATGTGGAAGGAGAAAGACAAGGAAGTTGTGTTCTCTCCGACACCCAACGGGAGGTTCAGGGTTTGCTGGCACCCAAAGGTGGAAAACAGAAACAAGTACTATGAAGAAAGAGGTAAGAAGAAACCTGGAAATCATCTTGTGGGTTGTGGTGGTGTTGACTCTTATGACCTTGACCAAACGGTGGATGGACGAGGCTCGAAGGGAGCTCTTCACATGTACAACAAGTTCAACATGGATGCACCGTCCAACATGTTTATTGTGGAGTACGCATCTAGACCTGACCTCGCCAGCATCTTTTATGAAGACGTATTGATGTGTGCTTTTTACTACGGCTACCCTTTGCTTGTGGAGAACAACAAGTACGGTATTGTAAGGTACTTTGAGTCAAGAGGTTACGACGAATACCTGATGGATCGGCCTCAGTTCCTGTCCTCTGGCAGCTCAAGAGTCAATGTCAAGACGAAAGGTATACCTTCTAACTCTCAAGATGTGATTCAATCTCACGCCCATGCTATCGAGTCATACATCCATGATCACGTAGGCATCAACCCCAAAACAGATGAGTTCGGTAAGATGTACTTCAACCGAACACTAGAAGATTGGATTGGCTACAACATCACAAATAGAACAAAGTTTGACTTGACAATCAGTTCTGGATTGGCTCTTCTTGGGGCGCAGAAAACAAAAGAAAAGCCAAAGTCAACCTTCATTGATAAGAAGTTTTTCCGCAAACACAAGACAAAAGAGTGGCACCGCTGATTTTAGTATATTTGTGCCAGCATGTACAACAATAAACTTAAGAATTCTACTGGCTTTCCAGACCCTCTAGCAAGCAGAGGAGAGAAGGAGAGTGAGGAGTATGGCCTGAGATATGCAAAGGCCATCGAAGCTCAGTGGGGTAGTGTGGAGCAAGACACATCTCTTCTTAGGCAGAGGTCTAGGACCTTTGAAAAGAATAGGGCGTATGCCAACGGAACCCAAGATACTGGTATCTATAGGCAGCTTCTGACCAGTCTCGACCCAAACAACGGTGACGGGACCATGCTCAACCTGGACTTCACGCCAGTGCCCATCCTACCAAAGTTCGTGCGCATCGTGGAGAACAAGATCATGTCGGGTAATCCATACCCAAACCTTGAGGCGGTTGATCCGCTTTCATCTTCCGAGAAAGACAGGGAGAGAAGAAAGGTTGAGATGATCATCAAAAAAAAGAAACAGCTTAAGGACATCAACTCCAAGATTGGTCTGGACATCAGTAAGGCTGAGAAGCTACCAGAAACCCTTGAGGAGGCGGAGATCTTTATTGAAAACAACGTAAAGTCTTCTGGGGAGATTGCGGCTCAACTTGCAACTCAGCTAACCCTGAAGTGGAATGACTTCCACGACTCTGTTTACAGGAGGTGTGTTCACGATATAACTACGTTGGGCATGGCTGTGGTAAAGAGAACAAATGATCCCAACTACGGAATTAAGACTGACTACGTAGATCCCATTAAGTTTGTTCACAGCTACACTGAAGACCCCAACTTTAACGACTTAGTTTACGCTGGACATATTAGACAGATCCCCATTTATGAACTTAAGCGTATCGCTGGAGATCAGTTCACCGAAGAGGAATACAAGAAGATTGCTCAAAAGGCAGCGTCTAAGTACAACTACAATGTCGGTAAGCTCAACGAAACGTTTTACGACAGGAAGAGAAATAAAACCAGGTTCGGTTATGACGAGTATATGATCGACATCATGGACTTTGAGTTCAAGGTTGTCGAGACAATGTACTTCGAGGAGAAGCCTAGCCAGTACGGAAACGTTGGCTTCTACCAGAGAAAAGGACCAAGCAAGTCTGTGTACAACAAGTCTATCAGTGAGATTGACAATGAGGTTGTTTACGGGGGTAGCTACATCCTTGGATGCGAAATGATGTTCGATTACGGACTGAAGACCAACGTGCCAAAGAATATGCACGACCTGTCTCGTGCCTGCCTTTCTTACTCAGTAGCAGCTACAAACTTGGAGAACATGATTCCCAAGTCCATGGTTAACAGCTGCATTGGGTTTGCAGACCAACTTCAGCTTACTCACCTTAAGATCCAGCAAGCCATCTCAAAGGCAAAGCCCGACGGCATTATCATTGATATCGAGGGACTGGAGAATGTACAGCTCGGTAAGGGGGGAGAACTACAGCCCCTTGAACTGCACGACATCTACGAGCAGACTGGTGTGTTCTACTACAGAAGTAAGAACCCTGACGGAGGTTTCCAGAACCCGCCAATCAGAGAGATTGGAAATGCAGTAAGAAACATCAACGAGTTTATTGGCATCTACAACCACTACCTGAGACTTATCCGTGACGCAACGGGAATCAATGAAGTGATGGATGCGACGTCACCAAACAGCAATGACTTGGTGGGTGTGCGCAATCAGGCCTTGGCTGCTGCAAACAACGCTATTGGAGATATCACTAATTCATCTACAATGTTGTTTAAGAAGGTGTGCTCCGATATCGTCAAGTGCGTTCAGATCATCCCAAGAGATTCCGTTCTGTTTAGATCCTACTCTAACGCGATCGGAAGCGATAACATGGATATGATCTCTACGTTCGAGAAGCTGTCTCTGTACAACTTCGGGGTGATGGTCGTTAAGGAGATGGAAGAAAGCGAGAGACAGTACCTGGAACAAAACATCCAAGTATCACTCGCTCAGAAGGAACTCGACATCGAAGACGCAATCGCCATTAGACAGCTTAAGGACTTAAGTCAAGCTGAAAGATTGCTGGTCGTTAGACGCAAGAAGCGGGTAGCAATGAACCAGCAGATTGCTATGCAAAACTCTCAACAGCAAGCTCAGATTCAGCAGCAGTCAGCAATGGCGGCATCACAAGCTAGACAGCAGGAGCTGCAGATGCAGACTCAGCTCAAGCTCCAGGAGATGCAAGCTAAGATGCAGATGGATATGGAGATGGAAAGAGCTAAGCATGAGATGCGCAAGGAGATCGAAATGATCAAGGCCCAGGCTACGCTCGGATTCAGAACAGAAGATCAGGAGTTCAAAGAGAAGCTTGAGGTTCTCAAAGAAGACAGAAAGGACGACCGTGTGAAGAAGCAGGCTGTCCAACAAAGCAAGCTCATCTCACAAAGGGATGGAGTAAGAGGAGAGCTCCAGTCAGAGGACGAAGGACTCGCTGGAGAGGTACAACAAATCGTAAACCAAATCACTGATGGCGAAGGTTAATCTAGATACAGCTTCACGGCTTGACATTACATGCAGGAAGGGAGATACTTTTTCCCTTGTTATTGATTTCGGAGAAGCTATCTCTGCGACAGCCTCAAACTACTCGATGAAAGTAGCCGAGACAGACACTTCTGGATCTTTCGAGTTTACCTCCACCTCTGGCAACTTTAGCCCATCAGGAAATAAACTCACCATTTCCATCGCAGCCTCAACGACCTCGACATGGGACTCTGGGAACTACGTTTACGATCTTCAAGAGAGCGACGGTGGCGTAGTGCAAACCAGACTGTACGGCTCATTTGTGATCAATGAAGATGTAAGCTGATGGCTTCCGTCAACATTGTCCAAGGAACCACCCCTGTGGTAAAGGTGACTGGAAGCTCGGTCCCCGAGATTAAAGTTACAAACCCTACCGTCAACGTTGTTAAGGTAGTCGGTGGTACGCTTTCGTTTGAGAATGTAACTATCCCGAGCGTCCCCTCTGGCGGGCTTGAGTATCAGTTCCTGACTTCAGAGAATGATGAAGGTACGTGGGATTACGTTCAAAACATTTTTGTTGAGGTACAAAACGGAACAGCGGGATCTATCTCAGAGGGGACACCGATATACGCTGTTGGTCTTAGCGGCAATAGAATTACAGTAGGTTTAGCTTCTGCTAATTCCTCGACCTCTATGCCTTGCATTGGTATTCTTTACCAAACGCTTGCTGTCGGGGCTCATGGATACGCAGTGACCGCAGGCGTTTACAAGAAGACTATTAGTGGTCTTACTGGAGTGTCTGTTGGGGATACCATTTACGTAGGGTCTAGTGGCGGTTTAACCACTACCAAGCCTTCGCACCCAGACTTGATTCAGAACATTGGTGTTGTCCTGAAGACAAACGGTAGTAACATTCAGAAGATGAAGGTGTCTGCCATTGACAGGGTGAACGACGTACCGAACATCACTCAAGGCAAGTTCCTTATTGGTGGATCTTCATACGCTGAAGAGTCTGCATACACACTACCGACATCTGACGGAACTCAGAATCACTACCTGAAGACAGACGGAAGCGGAGCTGTCACCTTTAATCAGATTGCTTACTCTGAAATCTCTGGAGTCCCAACGCTCCCAGCAAACAACGGAGAGCTTTTGATTGGGGGTACCAGTGGAGTCAACATATCCACGCTTACAGCAGGTACTGGTATTACCATCGCTAACGCTGATGGTCAGATCACCATTACGAGTACCGTTTCAGAACCTGGAGCAGATACTCACTTGGGTAACGCAAACCTCACGTTGACTGCTGACAGGACTCACGATCTTGACGGAAACTACCTTTACTTCAAGGACGGTGCTGATCCTATCCTGTACTTAGCCGATGGAACAAACAGAGTAGGCGTAAACACCACATCTCCAGATCAAGCTCTTCACGTAGCTGGACAAATTAAGATTGACGACGGGTCAAACCCATACACCTTCCCAGCGGCAGACGGGTCATCGTCTGAAATTCTTATTACAGATGGTAGCGGAACTTTGTCCTTTACTGTCAATAACACTGTAGGGTTGGCTGATGTGTCCGCGACTGCAGCTGACACAGCGGGAGATGTTCTGATCTGGGATAACACAAATACAGAGTGGGTTCCCAACAACCTTACTGCAGGCACTGGCATCACAATCACAAATGCTGACGGTAGCGTTACGATTGCATCTACTGGCACTGACCTTACGGTAGAGGAGGTGGACGGAACTCCAAGTGTTTCAAGTGTCTCGACAATCAAGGTTACAAACGGAACACTTACCGACAACGGTAGCGGGGTGGTGACTATCGACACTGGAGGTGCAGACACCCACATAGGAAATACAAATCTAACTGTTCCATCGAGCACCATTAGAACCTTAAGCTTTGGGTCTAATTCTATACTTGATCTAAACTTTGACCAAAACACTAACACTGGTCTTAGAATACAAAGTGTGACTGGTGCTAGTACGCACTCAATGTTGACCGTAGGAAGGGTGGCAGCTGACCAGTACGGTACCACCGTTACGGGAGAACTTATCGTTGAGGACGATCCTTCCGCTAGTAAAAGAAATAGTCTTACCTACGCCTCCAATGGAGGTCAATTAAGACTTTTTGGTCCGACGACTATGACGGCGGATTACAGCATTGTGTTCCCCTCTTCTAGTCCAGGAGCAAACAGTAAAATTCTTGAGTCGGACTCCTCTGGAAATCTTTCCTGGATTGACACCCCGACAGGAGGTACCATTACGGTTAAGGATGTTGATGGCTCTCCAACCGTGGGTGGTGTTAATGTGATTCAGGTCACTAATGGAACGCTTACAAATAACGGGGGAGGTACAGTAACTATTGATACATCTGGAGCTGTTGATGTTTCTGGAACTCCAACAGCAGGTCAGCTTGCGCAGTGGGTGGATGTCAACACGATTGAGGGTAGTGATAGCACAACTGCTAAGCAAGTAACTGGTGCAGCTGGAGTTAGCGCGGCGGGAGACTACGGCACTGGATCTCTTATTTCTGCAAAGCTTGGAGCAAACACTGGTAGCTTGACAGCAGGTCACATCTACAGGATAGGCTCGTCGGCCTGGTCAAAAACAAATGCCGATGCCGAAGCTGATGCTGTGGGATTGATTGCAATGGCTGTAGGAACAAGCGCCTGGAACAATATGCTTCTTAGAGGTTTTGTTAAAGTGTCTGGAGCAAACGCACTCGCAGGAGGATCTATCGGTGATCCAATCTACTTGTCAACGGTTGACGGCCAAGTATCTATAAACCCACCAACGGCTACCAATCATATCTCAAGGGTCGTGGGTTATTTGATCAATACTACTGGAACAATATACTTTGATCCGTCTCAAGACTGGGTTAAAATTTCCTAATTGATGAGTACTGCAAACGAGCTAAGCGGAATCGCCGTAGCAAACATCTCTGAAGTGAGCGGAGTTGCCAACAACGCAATCTCTGAGGTGAGCGGTATTGCTTTAACTCAGGCCGCCAACCTATCCATTACTTGGAATTTTGACGACCAAACTGTTGCTACAAGTACTTCAGCTACTAATGCTGGTTGGGTTCCCTCTCTTACTCATTCATCATGGGTTAATGGGGGTGCAGCAGTGGACAATCTTAACGGATACTGGAGCGGCGACCCAGGAACTCCAGCAACGAGTACAAACCCATCTCCTGGAAAGGTTAGTTATGGATGGCGGTGCGATAGCAATGCCACAAGCTCAGCGAGTACAGGCCCTCTTGGGGCGCTTAACGCAGCTCTAAATGGAACCCACGATACTGGAACCTCCACTAAGTATATCTTTTCAGAGACCAGTGGGACGCTCGGGACAAATCTGAATGTATGTAGGACTCCAGGCTTTACGCCTAGAACCGATATGACAGACTTTGCCAACAACGACTTGAAGCTAAAGTTTTGGCTTCACGCTTTTGGAGATTCTATTGATTATCTTAGAGTGTATGTAGATGACGCTCAATCTTCAAATACTTCAAACGCACTTGAGTATGTGAAGTTTATTGGATCTTATTCTGGAACTAGTGCGGGTACAGGAACTTCGACAATGACAGCGTCTGCTGCAAACCACACGCAAGTTTCACCAACAACACTCACTTACTCAAATGGCCTTTCCTCTCTCTGGATACAGGTTGAGATATCTTTGAACAATCTTAGAGGCCTTAACGTGCCTCAGTACATTTACTTTGTCGCCGCAGCAAAACCTGGAATTGCCAATCAAAGATTCAGAGGTGACATTGCTATTGACCACGTACAAATCATAGAAGAGTAATGACCAGAACAGCTTACTATTTATGCACAGGATCTTCCTACTGCGTAGTAGAGTCAGACATGGTTACTGAAATCTCTCAGTATAAGGCATGCGACTTGCCTTCAGATGACCCAGAGGTAGGCGATTCTCAAAGAGGTGTTTACGACGTCAAGGCATCGACATTTACCTTCGATACAGGGGGTACAATACTTCTGTCTTAATAGATTATATTTGCATTATGCCAACACCTATCAAGGCAGCAAAGGGCGTCAGTCTGAAAATGGGTAAGCATAAGTCCAGAAGCGGAGGGCTTACGGCTGCTGGTGTGGCTAAGTACAACAGGGAGACTGGTAGCAATCTTAAGACGGCTGTAACCACCCCACCGTCAAAACTCAAGAAGGGAAGCAAGGCTGCAAAAAGACGTAAGTCTTTCTGCGCCAGGATGAAGGGTGTAAAGGGTCCAATGAGAAAACCAAACGGCAAGCCCACACGAAAGGCGCTTGCTCTTAGAAAGTGGAATTGTTAATGAAGGCCGTAAAGAAAAATCCAAAGAAGCTGTCCGTGTCTAGCAAGAAGGTCAGCATTGATCCACCAAGTGGTTATCACTGGATGGAAGAGTCGGGTAGGTACTACCTGATGAAAGGCGACTATAAACCTCACCCAGGAGCTGTAGCTAAGGCATCCTTCAAATTAGTGAATCATGCGAAATGACGTAATTAAAATGCTTCTGGAAGGGGGCTACCTGTCTACTGGAAATCCTACTGGAAATCCTACTGGAAATCCTACTGGGGGTCCAGGCAAGCCCACAACGAAGACAGTAACCTCCTCAACTAGGCTGGCTACAGATCAGGCTACGGCTGATGATCTTCCCGATTATACGCAAAGCGAAACATCTCCTGGAAGTAACTTGTTCGACACAGTGACATCAGAAGACGTCGAAGCAAGGCTGTCTGAAGAATCTTGGTTTAACCCCAACGATCCTATGTTTGGGGAGGGAGGGTTTGATGTGACTAACTCGGATCACGTGACAGCCTACCAAGAGATGTACAACGATTTGGCTCCAGAGGATCAACAGATTCAAGTTGATGGTGACTGGGGTAAGCAGACACAGACCGCTCACATTCCAATGGAAACTATTGTTGTCGAAAGAGAAGATGAAGATGAATACGAGGACGAGGACGACGACGAGAGTTTTCGCGTTGGCGGACCGCCTCCTCAGACACGTAGTAGCGGGAACACGAAAGGCTACAGAGGTAAGGGCAGAGCTGGCATCGCTGGAGACAAGAGTGTGCTCGGAGGTAGGTCTGCATACAGAGGGATCTTTGGCATAAGAAAGAAAAATAAAGCAGGAAGGGGTAGGTTGTTTAGGCCAAAAGTATAATCATGGCAAAGGCAGTAAAGTCAAGCAAGGATGCGTGCTACCACAAGGTCAAGGCTAGATATAAAGTCTGGCCCTCTGCTTACGCATCAGGAGCTGTAGCTAAGTGCAGAAAAGTAGGAGCAAGTAACTGGGGCAATGGCGGTAAGAAAAACAAAAGCAGGTCTTAATCTAAAGCGCTGGTTCAAAGAGGATTGGCGAACGCTATCGGGCGACAAGGATTACTCTAAGGGTGATCGTTCGTTCCGTCCTACAAAAAGGATTTCTGAGGACACCCCCGTAACAGCTTCAGAACTTACGCCCGCAGAAAAGGCACGAGGTAGAAAAGAGAAGAAAGAGAAGGGCAGGGTAAGCAGATGGAAGGCCATCAAGAAGAATAAGAAAAAGTAATCTATATTTGCACTAATAATTTAATTCATGGAAAATCAAGAAGTTAACCAAGGTCAGGTGGAGGAAACCTCTAGCTTTAGCTTTGTTTCAGATCAAGAGGCCGCACAAGGTCTTTCAGGAGAAGCTAATCAAGAGGCCCCCCAAGTAGAAGAGCAGCCTGTTCAACAGGAAGCTCCCGTCCAACCAGAAGCGTCTGAGTTCGATGCTGTCCTAGGTGGTGAAATTACGGAACAACAAGGTCAAACCGAAACCGACGGTGGGTATGAGTACACGCCAGAGGAGATCGATGCTGCCGTTCAAATGTACCTCAGTGATAGACTGGGCATGGACATCAACAGCTACGAAGATCTCCAAGGTGGAGGAGGTTATGAGGACGAGCGTATTCAGGCGATTGCTGAGTTCGTGTCCGACACTGGTAGAGACCCTAGCGACTGGTTTGCTTATCAGTCATTGAATCCAGATCAAATGGATGACATGACTGCTATTCAGGTTCAGATGGCGACGGACTACCCCAACCTTTCTCATCAGGAGATCGAGACACTTATGAACAATAAGTACAAGATCGACGAGAATCTTCACACCGAAGAGGAGGTAAGACTTTCACAACTTCAGATGAAAATCGATGCTGAGAATGCAAGGAAGGTGGTCTCTCAATACAGAGAGAAGTACGCCGCTCCTGAAATTCCAGGTGGGCTTTCTGAAGAAGAGGCTGCAGTGGAGTTGGAGGCTATCCAGGATTGGACAGACCAAAACCTCGAAGGTATTCAAGATTTGCGCGGAGTCGAATTTGACCTCGGCAATGGGAACAGCTTCAGGTTCGGACTGTCAGATCAATACAAGACTAATCTTGGACGGCGGAGTATCGACATTGACGGCTACTTTGATCAGTACATTTCTGAAGACGGTTCATTTGATCATGACACGTTTAATGTTCACAGGTCCGTTGTTGACAACATCGACAACATTGTTCAGTCAATCTACAAGCAAGGTCTTGCAGATGGACAGAGAGGACTGGTGAATCAGGCAGCGAACGTCAGAGTCAATACACCTCAAGGAAACGTACAACCCCAAGAGGATTCACTCACCGCTCAACTTAGAGAAGCGATGGGTGGTAATTCCGCTTGGTCTTTTTAAGAACAAACAATAACAACTAGAAAAAATGGCAACATTTGGAGGAAATAGAGGTAGCAACGCGACAAGCAAGCCACCTCTGTCAAAAACAACTCCAGACAGATACGTCGCTCTCGGCGATCTTTTGGATTACAACAAGCCCGACAACAGAGATCTGTTGATCAAAACTTTCGGTGATCAGGGCATCACTGGTTTCTTGAAGCTCACTGGTGCTGTCCGCAGCGCTGGCGTTGCTGACGAAGTTCAGTACTGGGAAGAAGGTAGATTGCATAAGTCAATCACTGCCACTTTGCCAGTTATCTCTACCGCAGACACTGCAGTTACTATGTCTGGTATCACGGCTGGAGAAATTAGACCTAACGATGTTTTGTTGGGTGGTAGCGGTGTGAGACTGTTGGTTGCTGAGTACCTCGGCTCTACTACAGCTTCTGTCAGAACTTTGGACGGTAGCACTGCTGCTGTTCAGAACGGAGGCAACTTCTCAATCATCGGTAACTTGTACGCTCAGGGTACAGATCAGCCTGATTCTTTCTTGCAGACTGACGTAGAAAAGCGCGCCAACCCATTCATGATCGTTAAGGACACCTACCACGTCAACGGTTCACAGGCGACTAACATCGGCTGGATCAACGTTGGTAACGGTGACTACAGATGGTACGTGAAGGGTGAGATGGATACTCGTAAGAGATTCCTCGACCAGCGCGAAATGATGATGATCTACGGTCAGAAGAACGATGGCACTGCTGGTCAGCAGAACAGCATTCCAGGATCTGAAGGCTACTTTGCAGCGATTGAAGACAGAGGTATTGTTTCTTCGGGCACCAGCTTTGGCAACTTTAGCGACATGGATGAAATCATCCTCGAACTCGACAAAGAGGGCGCTCCTTCTGAGTACGCTATGTATGTGAATAGAGCAACAGCTTTGGCTATCGACGACATGGTTGCCCAAGGACCTGCTGGAACCGCAACTACTGCTGGCTTGGCTGGTAAGTTCGGTGCATTCCAAAACAGCCCAGATATGGCAGTTCAGCTCGGTTTCCAATCATTCACTCGTGGCGGGTACACCTTCCACAAGCACGACTGGAAGCTGTTGAACGATCCTACCTTGGGTGCGTTGAACGGATACCACAAAGGTGTTTTGTGCCCAATGTCTCAAGTTGCTGACGCAAAGACTGGTGTTAAGTCTCCAGCTTTGGAGATGAACTTCAAGGAGACTAACGGCTACAGCAGAGAGTTGGAGCACTGGGTTGAAGGCGGCGGCGTCCTCGGCTACAAGACCAACGGCGAAGACAAGGCTAAGTTCCACTACCGTTCGGAGTGCAACTTGATCACTCGTGCTGCAAACCAGCACGTCTTGTTGAGATAATTCGACTATCAGGAATGGGGAGGGGAACGGCCTCTCCCCCTTTCTTTTTCATTTAATTCTATTTAATCATGAGCAACACAACATCAAAGCGCGGTCGCCCCGCTAAAGAGGCGGCACCACAAACCCCCACAAAATCTTTTAAGATTAAGCGTGAGGAAAAAGTCCCAACCGTAACAGAGTACAGGTGTAAAAACGGAGGAAACACTTTTCTTCTTAAGGCTAGAGGGGTTGTTGTTTGGGACGAAGAGGCTGGGTACAACAGAGAAATCAGATATTGTGAATCTGAAAGAAGCATCTACGTTGACGAGCAATCTCCAAGAGCTGTTAAATCCCCAGTGGTATTTAGGCTTGGGGTTCTTATTGTTGGCGAAAGACAATCAACCCTTAGAGACTTTCTTGACGCACACCCAGAAAACGAATCTAATGGAGGTAGAGGGTTTTACAAGGTGAAGGCAAACAAAGAGGTTGTAGAGAAGAACATCAAGAAAGAGTTCGCCGTCATGGACGCAATCGGTCTGCTTAGAGAGAAGTCATTGGATGACCTCCTTGCTGTAGCCATTTCATTCGCTATTGACATCGACAGATCTGTAGACGAGATCAAGTACGACCTTCTTCAAAAAGCTAAGAGAAGCCCAAAGACTTTTATCGAGGCGTTTGACAACCCCGTCGTTCAGATGAAAGCTAAGATCAAGCAAGCCGAATCCTTGAACATCATTAAACTTTCAGGAGATGGTGTCAAGTGGTTTGATACAAACAAGCTCATCGTGTCGGTTCCAGCAGGAATGGATCCCATGGATGTGTTTGTACGGTACTGTCTTACGGAAGCGGCTGCACCAACGGTTGCTGAGATGGAAAGACAACTCCAGTCGTAAGACGAATACATACAGTGAATTAGCCGTCCATAGGGCGGCTTTTTCTTTTTGTATATTTGCGCTATGGCCAGTGTAAAACTTGTATACGAAACACTTGCTGATCTGGTAAACAAGGATGTAAACGGATTCATTGCCCCAGCTCAGTTTAACAACTACGCACAGCTTGCTCAACTGAAGATCTTCAACAGATTGTTTGGGCAGCTGAAGATGGCGCAGCAAGCGCTAAAGGGTGGGTTGGATAGAGGTAGAGATAAGAGTAGGGTAAAGCAGATCGAGGAAGACCTCGCTTTCTTTGCCAAGACGTCAGACACTCTTACGAGAGATAGCAGCACAAATGACTTCCTTAAGCCTGATGACCTGTCCAGAATCATCAGCATCACTACTTCTGGGGATATCCTCCTCTCGTCTTCTACTAGAACCCCTGTTGAGATTATCTACGACGAAGAGAAGATTGAGAGAATCTTGCTTAGCGACATCAGCAAACCCACAGAGACTTACCCTGTAGCGCTGGTGTCAGACAACATCGAGGTATATCCAGAGGCTGTTAAGAAGATTAGGGTTAGGTACTACAAGATCCCTCAGGGCATCAATATCGGAACGGGAGCCAGAACAGCTTCCCCACCTACGTTTGGGTATACTACGGTCAATGGTAACGCTATCTACGCTCAGTCAAGCTCTATAGACTTTGAGCTTCCAGACCACTATGCCAATGAGTTGGTCATGGAGATCGCTGAGATGGCAGGTCTGACCCTGAGAGATCAGGCGGTGATGGGTGCGGCAGCACAGGAGGGTAATCAACTTAACGCTGAGAAGTAATGGCAAGAAACTACATTGATATCAATAAGGTGGTGAACGACTTTATCGTTACCATGGATGGGGATGATTATGTATCTGAGGTGTCGGACAATGCCATCAGATCCTTTGCGCTTAGAGGGGTAAGGGATATGGGGTTCGATATGCTGAAGGTTGTGAGATCGATTAAGCTTCCCGTTGAGTCGAACAATACTGTCACATTGCCAGACGATTACGTGGCCTGGACCAAGATTGGCACGGTCGGTAGCGATGGCATTGTTTATGTGATGGGTGAAAACAAAAACATCAACATGTCTCAGAAGTACTCTGAGATCAGCAACAACAAATACGATACCGACGGAGACGGTCTCTTCGAGAGAGAAGACTCTAAGTCTGCTACTTCGGGTGGATCGCCCATGGCTGACTCTGGTATCACTGACGGTATGAACAGCTACCTGTTCAGAAACTACATCCACGGATCTGACTCTGGGGGATTGTACGGTGTCGGTGGTGGTCACTACTACGGTGAGTTCAGAATCAATGATGATCAAAACAGAGTAGAGCTCAAGGTCAAGAACGACATCAAAGAAATCGTTATGGAGTATGTGGCTGACGAGGCTAGATCTTCTAACCCTCGCGTTCACATCTTCGCAGAAGAAGCACTCAGGGCTTACATCTACTACAAGCTCATCGAAAGAAAGTCAAGCGTTCCTGGAGGGGAGAAGCAGAGAGCACGAGCTGAATACTACAACGAAAGAAGATTGGCCAACTCTAGAATCAACTCATTCACAAAAGAAGAACTGCTTAAGACGATTAGAAAGAATACAAAGCAATCACCTAAAGCATGATCGATAGAATCATTCCTAGATTCCTTGCATCCGACAAGGATCAAAGGTTCACCGACGAAGGCGTCATGGTGGAGGCTAGTAACGTCACCCTTACTGAGGCTGGCGAGAAGTCTGGAAACATCCTTAAGAACTCAAAGTCTAACGCAGCCATTCCCCCCGATTCAACAGCCTTTGTTGCGCTGGACAGCGGAGGCAACCCAGAGGATGTAAAGATCATCGGATCTATCGAGGATGACAAGAACAATCACGTGTACTTCTTTGTGGCTTCAGAAGCTACCGATACCATTGAAGGTGAAGATGATCACACTGTGTTTTCTGCCATCTACAGGTATGAGCTTTCTACTCTTGAATACACCCTCATTCTTAACAACGTACACCTTAAGTTTGATTCCAACTCCTTCGTTAAGGCGGATATCATTCATGGTACGTTTGGGGAGAACATAGATGAGAATCCACTTATCTATTTCACAGATAACATCAACCCACCTAGAAAGATAAACGTAGATAGGGCTCTCAACGGAGAGTACAATCAAACCACTAGGGAGGATTTTAACTTTGCTGTTTCTGTAATGAGAGCAGCTCCGACCAAGGCTCCAACAATATCTTTTGAATCCGATGAGACTGTAACGGTAAATTCCATTGACGGAAATTTCTTTCAGTTCGCAACTCAAATCATTTACAGCGACGGAGAAGAATCTGCGGTGGGGCCGTACTCTGAAATTGCTATTTGTAGGCCGACTTTTCTCAACGCTCTCACTTCCACCTCTGGTCAGAACTTCGGTGTTGAAAGGCTGGTTGACAATGTAATCATAGTTGACCTCAATGTCGACCTGACAATTCCTGGGATCGACAAGATTAACGTCCTTTGCAGAAACGGAAATGACTCAAACTGGTTTATATCTGACTCGTTCAAACCCTATGCAGATGTAAAGAGAAACATTTCTGGGCAGGAGAAAAATATCTTCGAGGCTGGTAGTAATAGGTATAAATTTTACAACGATACCATTGGGGCTATGGTACCCCCAGTAACTACACAGAAGAGCTACGACAACGTTCCTCTCAAGGCTCGCGGTCAAAGCATCGTTAAGAACAGACTGTTCTACTCAAACTACGAGGAGGGGTTTGGAAACGTAAACGCTGGTGAAGTTAAGATTGAGGCCAAGTATTCCGATCAAACTGCTTCATCGAGCGAGGCCTTTCCATCTTCTGTCTGGGACGCCTTGATTGAGCAGGGAAACTGTGGAACAGATCCTATCGGAGCCAACACTGATATCGTAATTGATCTTTCTGAGGGTAACGGATATACAGATGAAAACACTTCTGTAGGTGCGGGGACTAAGTACAACATTTCTTTTAAGTGGGCGCCATCCGCTTCAGTTACTCTTGACAACATATCCAACGACGACGTTTACCTTAAGTATGAGTTCCCTATTACATACAGAAACGAAGTTTTTGACGACCAAGGCGACCTTACGGGTATGTCTCAAGAGTATGACCTTGGGACTATAGATATGAGTGTTGCAGGCACGACGAATCTTTACTATTCGGAGCAGACGGATATTAACGATTTTCTCGACGTTAACCTGAACACAAATCAAACTCCTTTTGTCCCGAACAAGAGGAAAAGATATTCGTTTTCATACACTCAGTCTACGGACGGGAACTTGGGGGATGTCGCTATTGGTTTGAGGAACGCTATTAACGATTCAGACCTTAGGGTAAAGTACTCTTACTTGATGCCAGTTACTTTTTCCCATGTCGACGACCCAGGCTTTAGCTTCGCCTTCACTAACGATACGCTTTCGTCTCAAAGCCAAAACATATATGGGGACTTTGACACTGAGATTAAAGCTCTTGCATCTCAGCACAAGGTTGTTGTCACTTGGAATTTCGAGGTGGTTGTAAATGACGTTGAGATTTGTCTAAAGCCATACATCGAGGACATTGAGATGGATCGATGGTTCAAGAATTACACAGGAGGCGGTGCACCTTTAGAGGGAGGTCCGACGGCAGTGACGGGGGTACAGTGGGATGGATCTAGTCTCATCACAGGAGATGCGTTTAGCGGTCCTGGATCGCTCGGAAATGTAACTATAAACACCTCTTTCAATCCAAGTACTATGTACACTAATGGGGGCTTTTCAACTCCAACCCCAGTAGCTGGGTCTAGGATCTACATTAAGCAACCTGTATTTACGTTTATCCCCACGTCAAACGATCAAGAGGACTTAGAGTACGCCTCCCTGGGTAGCACGGTAGACATTGCAAGCAGATCAGCGTCTGCTGTAAATGTCTCAATTACACCCACTTTTAAGGCAGGGTCTACGCATAGCTTCGGGATTGTATACTACGATGCTTACGGAAGGCACGGGTTTGTAAATCCTATTGGATCTATGTATGCTAAGTACCCTAACGAAAGGGGGACGCCACAAGCTCAGGCAGGTGGTGAATACTTATCCATTGGAGCAAAAGAAGGTGTCGTATCTGCGAAGTTTGAGTTTAGTGAATATGACTCTCAGGGGCTTGGTGGCCTTGGATCTTATCAAGACTACCTACAGCCACCCAGCTGGGCAAAGTCTTGGCAGATTGTTTATGGTGGGAGTAACCTTCAAACAAACTTTATTCAGTACGAAGCTTTCTCTGCCTACCCAGAACTAAAGATTTACAGCGCAACCTCAGGAGCCAACCCTCCGCTCATCAAGGAGGTGAATGAGGAAACCATGCGTATTTATGTTAGGCTTGAAAACCTAAACGAATATCAAAGAGAAAGGGGGGTTTCAAAAAGCTATTCATTTACTAAAGGGGATAAGCTTAGAGTCATCAAGTATAAGGAGTCAGAGAACATGGAAGGCACGAATGACTTCGTGTTCCCCACCGCTAATGATGGATCTCTTGTAGAGTTTGACGTTGTCGGCAATGCAATCCTCACAAGAAGCTTAGACAATCCTATTGATCCTGGAACTACCGACGCCACCTTGAATAACGAGGGCAAGTACGAGGGAGAGTTTATCATCCTCGAATCCCCAAGGATAAACACAGGACTGACCACAGAGATTAGCGGCTCGACTGTCCCCCTTAAATATGTTGGGTTCGACTGGCAGTCTGTAGCTAAGTTTCACAACCCTAATGACACCTTCTACTATCAGGACGCAGACACTACGGTCGCTTCAAACACCTTCAGGTGGGGGAGAAGAACCATTGTTGATATTGTAACACCAACCAAGAACACCGCAGAAAAAATCTACTACGAGATTGGTACTGGAGGTAAGGTGGTGAAGTACAACGAGGCTTTCACGGAGCAAAACGCAAGGGGTTCAGGGGTTTTGAATAACCACGGACTGAGCGGACAGAATGGAGAGCTAATAACAAACAATGGTGACGCATGGTTTAGACCTGTAGCCATGAAAGGTCCTAAGTGGTACGACCCCACCGATGGCGACCATACGTGGTCTGGAATCATTGGAGGTTCGTTTAACTACACCACTAGAATGAATGAGCCTGATAAGCTGTCTGTCTACACAACTCAGATCGTAGAGGATAGCTCCCTTACAGATAAGATTGCATCTAAGTCTTGGAACAAGGGTAGGCCGCATGCTGTATACGCCAAAGCAAAACAAGTAAGGAGGTACAACTCCATTACTTATAGCCAGGCGTATAACGTTGACGTTCAAGAACTTACGCTGTCTGACTTTAATGCTGGACTGGTAAACTACGCTGACTTGTCAAACAAGTACGGTGCGATCAACTACATAGGCAACTATGAGGATATGCTGTTTGCCGCTCAGGAAAACAAGGTTAGCATTACACCGATTGAAAGAGCAGTACTTAATCAGGCAGCAGGTGGCGATGGTGTTGTGAGTCTGTCCTCTGCGGTCATCAATGATGCCAACACAAACTACATGGCTGGTGACTGGGGCATTGGAGACAACCCAGAAAGCGTGCTCATTTACGACACGCAGATCTTCTTCGCTGACCCAAGCAGAGCTAGAGTGGTAAGACTCACTAGAGAGGGACTGAGCGCTATCTCAGACAAGGGAATGTCTGAGGTGTTTAACGAGCAGTTTAGGACTTGGCTAAATAGTTCTCATGCCTTTAAGAGAGTCGTTAGCGGGTACGACCCCTCAGACAATGTATACTACATCAGCCTTGTAAACCCATCAGCTTTTGGTGGGGGAAAGACTTATGGTTATGACGTACAGCGAGGCATTTGGCAATCCGAGTACAGCTTCGTCCCAGACCTATACTCAAGACAGAACGATGACATGTTCACGTTTAATCAGTCTGGACAGGAGCTTATGTGGGTTCACAACGTAACGAACGTAAGGAACAGATTCTATGGTGCGACGTATCAATCGAAGTTTAAGGTTGTGTCTAAGTACAACCCAAGCATGTCTAAGATTTACAAGGCGATTGGCATCAACGGGGGCACAGCCTTCGACACTAGAATTACTTCATCTGTGGGGCATGACACTGGCACTGGATCATCTGTGATGCCAGCAGACAGCTACGCCCTCAGAGAGGGCCAACACTATAGAGAGATTCCAGGAGACACATCAAACGTAGACTCTCAACACTACTTTGGAGTGGGCAAGTGCGAAAGTGTAAGTGGTAATTCTCTTATTATGGAGAACATTCAGGGTATGAGCATCCCCACAGGCTTGGTTTGTTTTTACACAGATGGATCCTCTCTTTCTACTGGAGGCTTCCTTAGCATTGTGGCTAGTGTGAATCATGAAACCAACACAATAACAACATCAGGATCGCCCAATGGAGCGTTTGCTGGAAAGGAAGTGATTCTTGGTCTCAGCACCTTCCCAGAAGGCAACCCACAAGGCGCTAGAATCAGAGGCCACTATGTAGAGGTTGAGTTGGAATCACCTCTGCTCACTTCAGGAACTCCATTCGAAGTATATTCTATCGATCTAAACTATGAGAACTCAAGGCCGAATTACGCTTTAGGCCAATAAACATTATATTTGCAAGACCATGGCAATACCTATCTCAATGCTTGGATCTCTTGCGGGATCAGCAATCAACTACTTTGGCCAGAGAAAAATGCTGAAGGATCAGACAGCGATGGCAGACGAAAGGTTTGCCGCCGCTCAAGCTGATGAAGCAGCAGCTCGGCAAGGACTAGAAACAACACAATACTCAGTAGACCCTGCTCTAAGATCGGCTTATGCCATGTCTAAGCAGGACCCAGCTGCTGACGCACTGAGAGCAAAACAGCAGAGGCAAGAAGCCGCTAGTATGGACGCTCTGAAAGCGTCTGGACCTAGAGGCTTGGCTATGCTCGGTCAAGTTACTGACGCTCAAGCAGATCAGAGGGCTCAGATCGAAGCAGACTCCTACGCTAGACAGCAGGCAGCTGCTCAAACATTTGGAACTCAGAGTCAACAGATCAGCAACATGAATGTCGGGGACAAAAGATCCTTGCTTGAGCATGACTTCGGTAGAGCTCAGGGTCAGTCGGACACCTATCAGGCCTACGGAGATCAGACCAAACTGGCAAACCAACAGCTTCTTTCAAACACGCTTAGCGGGTTGGCAAGCGATGTAATCCCTGGGGTTCTTGGTCAGGCTGGAATCACATCCATCGGCGGAACAAGACAGGCCAAGCACGGAGCTAAGGTTGAGTATAAAAAGGGAGGAGAGTTCCCAGACCTTACTGGAGACGGAAAGACCACCATGGCAGACATTCTCAAGGGTAGAGGAGTCTTTGCTGGTGGAGGTATGATGGGCGGCAATCCTTTTGAAGAAGGTGGTGAACTCCCAGGTGAGTTCTCTCACGACACCAACCCCATCTCTATCGCACGAGACGGAGATAAGGTGGCCAAGTATGAAGCCACTGGAGGCGAGACAATCCTCAACCCAGAGCAATCAGGAAAGATCGAAGTGCTCGCTTCGAAAGGAGACTCACCACTTCATCAGTATGTGAGAGACCTTTTCAGAAAATTCAATAGCAAGTAAGATGCCATCATCACTGAGTTACACTACTGGTTTTAACCACGGATACACTCCGCCTCTGAGCAGAAGGGACTTGGTCGATCCTATCGACAAGGATGTATTCGCCCCCTTCAACGACGCTCTTGAAAGCATTGAGGCCAATAGAAAGAAGGCTGAAGAGGAGAAGGCCAAGAGGCTGGAGGAGCATAAGAAACTCAGAGAGGAAGTAGATACAGCCTCCACAGTAAGCTTGTGGGATGGGGATTACTCCCTGTACAATGAGGTTGGGCAATGGCTTATGAGTGACGAGGTGATCAACGAGTTTGCATCTACTCCAGAGGGCATGGCTCAGTGGGAACAAATGGTTCAGCAGTACAGCGATCAGATCGGACTCAGTGAGGATTACTACAAGAGCACGTATGGCAGCAACGAGGAGGCAGAAAATCCTACGCTCTCTACATGGAACTCAGGATACTTTAGAAGCTTGCTTCCAGATCAGAACTTTTACGAGAACGTTAGCATGCGCGACACTGTGACTTGGAATCAGATGGAGGCTAGGGCTGCGCAACTCAACGAAGCATATCACGTTCCTGGAAGCATTAGGTTTGAGAACGGTCAGATCGTGTACACAACCATTGACGGAAAGACCGAGGTTATGGGACAGCACGCTAAGGACATGAAAGTGTTTGACCCTGGACTTGTCAATCTCGATGTAAGTGGATACGACTACTTTACCAAGGTGGACGATGGTAAGTTCGATACAGAGGAGTCTGTTCGATACCATATCAAGAACGCTACTACCGACATGCAGGGCGTGAACTTTAAGCGCATGATGGAGCACTACTTGAACAACGGTGATTTTGACGGTCAGGCCCCCTCGTATGACGAGGTTATGGCATCCCCAGACCTTGTTCAGAAGTACGCCCCTTCAGCCCTTGAGATGTGGCAAGATGAGGCTCTTAAGGGTTGGAGAAAGCCCAAGTCAACTACACCGAAGACAACGGAGACGCAAACAGATAGAGATAGACGTCTGCGTAGAGAAGCTGGTCTTAATGGAATTAGAGCCATTGGAGACGGAGCGACCTATGTTGGAGAATTGTTCCGATCTGTTGTGGGTGAAGAAGGCCCAAGCACCGTCCCAGGAAGTACGCTAGACATGCCCTTGCCATTGTCGACAAACATTCAAGTCCTTGGTGATGACGGAGAGGCTTTGGATATGAAGGTATCAGCAATTAGATACGAAGCTGGTGGTGAGGGGCAAGATGTTATTTACTTGACTGGAACCACCACAAAGGTCAGTGGCCCTGGTCAAGCACAAACTATCGTTGAGCAACAGGTAAAGGTTACAGCTGATCAGGCAGACATTTTGACATCCCTTTCAGCCGCTATTGACTTCGACTACCGAAGGACACTAGAGGAGATCTTGCTTAAATTTGCAGCGGGAGAATACAAAACAACTCCTGCTGGAACACCAAGGTCCAGAGGTCCACAACCAGGGACTACGGGGTCGGAGAATAATACAGGCGGTAAAGCTAGATAAACAATCTACATGAACGAAAACGAACAGCTTCTAAAAGACTACGTTGCTACGTGGGATAAGTATCAAGACTGGGACACTGTTAACTCAAAGTTCCCAGAGTTTGAAAGTGTAGACCCTCAGATCCTCAAGGACTACGTTGCCACTTGGGAAAAGTATCAGAACTGGGATCAGGTAAACGAAAGATTCCCAGAGTTCTTCCCTGAAAAAAAAAAGGATGGAGCATCCGAATCGGACGCCTCTCCATCTCCTGGATACGGAACTGAGCCTGGAACCCTAGGCTGGACCTTAACTAAGTTCTTCAGCAAGATGTCTCCCAACATGGGGATTAAGATGGGGGGCTACGAAATGGAAGCCGAGGAAAGAAGGCTGGCTGAAGCTGGGCTTCTTGAGGATTTCAACAGGTATGATTTTGGGGATTTTGATGCAAATGCAGTAGCGGTTAATGCTCAGCAAAAGTCTGACGCCAGAACAGAAAACATTTTCAGCGTACTCGGGGGTGATGAGGAGTTCAGGCTTGGTCTTGCTAAGATTGACGAGAAGAAAGCTGGGGATAGGGTTGCTGTTACCACAAATCCTGTGGGGCTGAACATGAATATCAAAACTCATCAGGATAGAGAGATTACTCAGGATGAGATTGATAAGGAGAGAAAGGAGTACATTAGGTCTGCTTACGAAGAAAGGCTTACAGAGTTTCATCAAGGGGAGCTTAGGGAGTCCATTCTTGAAAACCTTACTCCAGAGCAAAGAGAGGATAAGGAGTTTCTTTCTATGCTCTCTGACAAGCTGTACTACCACGCTGGTGTAAATGCAGACCTAGATGGAGATGGCAGATACAATGACCAGCCAATTCTTCAAGACGCTGTAAACACCTTCGACACGACTATCAATGGTTTAGCAGAGGGCTTGATGGTTCCCGTCATGATGGCCACTATGGAGGAGGAGGAGCTTAAGGAGGCGTTCACTAATATGAGCGAGATGGATGAGGTTAGAGGTAGACTCCAGACTCAATATGACAGCGGCATTTTTGAATCATACGGAAACCTGGATATCTATAACGGAACCAGGCAGTTGCTAAACGGTCTTGTTGGGGCTGTGCCAAGCATCTCCTTAAGCATGACAGGCGGTGTCGGCGCTGTCGTTTTGGGTACAAGCGGAGGCTTTAAGGCTTACTCGGAGGTGGCTTATGACGATAAGTTCACTAACAACTACGGCAAGTATGGGTACGCCATCGCTAATGGTGTTGGTGACTTTGCCTTCGCTAAGATTGGAAGCTCCATTTTTAAGGGCGCTGAACAGGCCGCAATCAAGTCTTTTCAGGCTGGAGCTAAGGGGGCTAAGGATGCTGGCAAGTTCATGACCAAGGAGATGATCAAGGGTTACGGTTACAGAAAGGGTATTGCTTTTTCTTCCGAGTTCCTTGAGGAGGCTGCAACTGAGCTTGCTACAAGCTACTTCTCTGCTATTGGTCAGGGGAAAAAGTTTGATCTTTCAAAGGCGATTGGAGGTGTTATTGACGCTGGTCTTATTGGTGGTTTTGCTGGTGTTAGTATCGACACGGCTGGTAACGCCTCAGGCAGAGTCAAGGCAGCAGCCAATGCCAGAGCAAACCTCGCTGCAGAAACACAGCGACAACTCGAAGCACAAAAGGCACAGCTTGAAAGGGAGCTTGCTGGATACGCTACTGGAGATCCGAGGACTCAAGAGATTCAGGCTGAGATTAACAGGATCAACTCTGACATCGAAAGTATTGTGAGGGGTAGAGAGGATTTCTACACCATGATGAGCGTGCGCCATGAGGCAGACTTCAAAGAGATGCAGGCGCTTGATGCGGAGATCGAAAGAATAGCGTCTAGACTTAAAGAGGATGGTGTCTCATCAGAAGAGAAATCCGTGCTTGAGGAAAGACAAAAGTCGGCGATCAAGAGAAGACTTGAGATTCAACAGGTTCACATTGAAGAAAGTGTTGAGCTAAATCAAGAGGAGTCTGAATCTCTGTTTGGCAGATCCGTTAGCGACGCTATGAGCGCTATTGATGAAGAGCTTGATGCTGCTAGAAACTCTGCTAATTACCTGAGAGATAGAATGGGAACACAAGACCCACCTTCTCAGGCGGCAGTAGACAAGGCCAATGAAACCGTCAATGAACTGATTCAGAGAAAGCGCGACATTCAAAAGCTTATCGGTGAGGTTGAGCAAGCAAGAGGTGAGGTAAGATCCGCTAGGGCCGAAGCTCAGACAGAGGGTGGTGACGTTGAAGCCTTCAACGAAGCCATTGACAAACTTACTGTCCTGGAGGAGGCACTTGCTGAAGCGTCTGGCATCAACGAAAGAACCGTATCGGGACCATCAAGGTTTGTTGGCGACATCTTGGACATCAATGCGCAGATTGCGAATAGGTCTACACCGCAGTGGACTGAGGCCAACATCGAGGCAATGGAGAGCTCAGGCCTGACGAGAGAACAGATCGAAGGCATACTTCAGTCTGAGAACTACGCGATGCTTACCGCTGAAAACCCTAACAACAGGGCTGTCAGTGACGAGTCTAACGATGCGAACAACAAGAAGGCAGAGGAGTACATCAAGAAACTTGGGCTGAAGTACCATAAGATTATTGGTAGATACGATGGAAAAGGAGAGAACAGCTTCCTTGTTGAAGGCATGACTAGAGAGCAGGCTGCGGAGTTTGCTAGGCAGTTTAATCAGGAGTCTATCGCCCATAGAGACGGTCTTGTCTTGAGAGACGGGAGCATGCAGATGTTTGGAGAAGGTGTTAGTTTTGACGACTCCTTTGACAATTTCTTCAGCGCCGTTAAGGACAACGAAGGTAACGTTCTGCGTTTTGCAAAACCTCTTTCAGACAAGTTCGTAGATAAAGACGGAAATGAAATTACCGCTCAGGAATTTGAGAACCGAGTAAAGGATCTTGAATCCAACATGCAGGCCATCGAAGACTATATCGTAGAACAGGCGAACAAGCAAGAGTCTGAGGCTGAATCCCAAAAGGCTACCATCGATCAAAACACTGGGCTTCCAGAGGGCGCTATTAGCGTCAACCCAAAGGCTGGTGTCAAGGTTGGTGAGGGCGGAGTTCTCAATAAGAACGAGGCGAAAACAATTAACAACCTCTTTAAGCTTTTTCAATCCCTGTACGGCGGTGATGCCAGAATGGTAATTATGCCTGAGGGGTCTCAAGCGTTTATGGGAGAGGGGAACGGGGGACTGTTCATCGACATGAAGGATGGTGTCCCCACCATCTTTGTATCCCCTTCTCAGGTTAGAATCAACGCAGCTAATGAAGCATCACAGGCTAAAGAGAAGGGAGTTGCATTCAGGACAAAGTCGTTTGCCGAGACAGTCGTCGAGGAAGTGAGTCACGCTGCTGTCGGGCCAGCTTTTCAGAAGCTAACAGAGAACGAACAGATAAAGCTAGAGCAGAGAGCATTTGAGATCGCCAGAAAAGCAAAGGATAAAGGCGCTCTGTTCAATAGATTGACAGCAAAGAAAGCCACGTACACTGCTCAAGGAAAGCCCGTTTCCATAGTTAGAGAGGAGGTTGTTCTCGACCTGATCTCGGCTTTGTCTGGAGGATCAAGCGAAGTAAATCTGGGAATGATTGATGGCGTAAGACGCCTCGTTAACGAGATCCTCGTAAAGGCTGGTATGGCCAAGGAGATGCAGATCAAAGATCCGAACTCGATCTTCCGTGTTGCAGCACAGCTTAACGCGGCAAGAAAGTCTGGCGCTTCGTTTGATGCTAACGTTAACACCAGGAAGGACACAGAAGCCAAAGCTTCTGGGGCTTTGAATCCGTTCACGCTCAAGCAAGGACCTGACGGTAAGGTAACAGTTAAACTCCTTGAAGCTGTTTATACATACAAGAAAGGATTTAAGAAGGATGTAGGCAGCAGAGAAGTAACTAGAAAGTTTAACGACAAGTACCACTTCGTAAATTGGTGGAAGAAGGCAACCAACTTTGGAGCGGATACACATTACTCACGATTCCAAACCGAAGATGGAAAGGATATTAACATGGGGGCTGTTAAGAAAAACTTCGGAAGAGGTCAGCAACCAACAGGAGACATCGTCAAGGACGGACTAGAGGTCTACAAGGAAAGAGTCCTTGAAGCAGAAAGGCAGGGGCTTATCGACAGCAACGCTAAGCGTATGATGTTGAACAACTACTACTCTGTCAAAAGAAACTACAGCGCAGAACTCAAGAAGACTGGATACAAAAACTCTGACGGGTTCAGCTACGAGAGTTACGTAAGGAGCATGAACGAGAAGGCGGAAGAGATGCTCAAGAGAGCAAGCGACCGCACGGGAAAGGGTTTTGAGTTTGATCAAGACACGCCTTCTGGAAAAGCTTCTCAGATGTTGAAGCTTGACTTGATGGAGAAAGGTATGTACCTGAGCCTCATTGAAAAGGGCGATGCCCTATCAACTAGATATGGTATCAACTTTGACCCATCCAACAAGGCGCTCACTAGAATGCTTCACTCCTCTGTAGCTAAGGAAGTGTACGGTATTGACTACGACAACCAGTCAGAGGCTGAGGTAATTGAAAGAACCACAAGCGCACTGCTTGGATTGGTTCGATCTTACTACGGAACCGTGGGGCAAAGAGTAGAGATGTTTGGCGCAGATCCAATAGAGTTCTTTGCTAAGGATAAGGAGCAAGCTGAGATTGACGTAGACAACATGCTTAAGGAGTTTGTAGGCGGTGAAGTCGATTCGTCTAGAGAAGGGTTTTTAGTCGCCTATCAGTTTGTAAAGGCGCTTGCTTCGGTGGGCAACAAGGCAAAACCCAACATTAACCTTGCTAAGCAGATCATGCTTGAGTCAGCGAGATGGAGAAGCAGCGGAGGTAACGCTTACATTGATCCAAGGATCATTCAAGACATCAGAGAGGGTTCTGATTCTGCAGGACTGGACATCTCTGGAGTTCCAGGTAAGACGAGAAAAACTATTGCCGATAACCTCGATAAGTTCAACGAACAGATGGAGTCGTTTCAATCAACGGAAGGACAGTATAACATCGTTCAGTTCTTGGACGCAATGAATCAAGTTGATTCTACTGCAAAGTCTGGAGCCAAGAGGTTTGTAGCTCAGTCTGTGTTCTCTGAAAAGGTAGGGGCTTTCGCCCTGAACCTGAACGGGAACGAGGAGGCTATGACCATCGACAGCCACATGGGTAGAACGATTCTGCAACTACTAGGTAACTACAATACGTTCGAGGGGGTCATGGATAGGCACAGAGATAGGCTCGCCTCTATGACCGATATGCCAAGCATAGCGGATAGCGCTACTGGACAGTTGGACGCATTTAAGGAAGAGGAGTACGACAGAAAGCTGATCGATAGAGCGAGCAATCTTGCAGCTAAGTCTGAGAAGTCTGTCCGAGGCAAGCTTGAGCGAATGCTTGAGAGTATTGCTGGAGAGGACAAGCCTATTCCTACGAACTACAAGAAGCGCAGAGTAATGGAGACTGTGATTGCTAACGTAGCAAGCGAAATGGGTATGCCTATCTCACAGTTCACGCAACTCCTTTTTGCAGATGGTCAGGTGATGAGGGGTAGAGCGGCAGGGCCAGGGCTTTACGAGGATTTTGCCACAGCCGCAGAGCAAGCAAGACTCATGGAGGATATGACAGAAACCGAAAGAAGACAAGCGATGCTTGACAACCTTACGGTTAGTGCAATCAACGAAGCTACCGCTGAGGCTAGACGAAAAGAAAACTTGAAGAAGCAACTGGAGGCTGAGGGATCTGCAATGCCTACTGCGGCGGATGAAGTAAAGGCTTCGTCTCAACTGTCCCTTGATCTAGTGCCCAAGCAGAATGCCGACGAGTCACCCCTCTATAGAAGAAGAACAGCCTCAGAAGCCCTTCAGGTTTCTCCTGATGTAAAGATCAGCGACAGAAAGGTGATGGACGCCCTTGGCACTGACGCTACTTCAAGAAGAATTTTAGGTAAGAACTCTCAACTTACTGAAGGACAACAAGTTGGAGTCAGGCTTAACCTGAATGTGATGAAGAACACTGGTGTTCCAGTTCAGACTCTGCACAGCAAGAATGCTACTGGTGAGGCTTTGAGATACGCAGGTGTGGTCACTGTTAAGAACCCAACCCTTGCTGTGAATCAGAATGCCAGAAGAAAGATCTTCTCATTCCAAGAGAACAAGTTTCCAATGGCTAGCGTCAATGGTGAGTTCCTTACAGACAAGATCTCTGAGTCTAACTTCGACGGGGTGAAGGCCTTCTTCAATCCGTTCAAGCACAATGTATTCGTTGATGCTCAAGGACGTCCGATCAAGAGTGCAGGTGAAGCCACCATCGTGGGTAACACGGTGTACTTGAGAGGTGACATTGAATACTACGACTACAACGATCCAATTTTGAAAGAGGGTAGGACTGAAAGTCCAGAGCAGAAAGCGAAGAGAATCGAAAGAGGGCCTAAGTACGACAAGGCTGTCAATAGGTTTAGAGCTTATGCCGAACGAGTGATGGGTCTTCAATTCGCTAATGATGAAGATGTCCGCGAGGCATACGACAACATGACCTTTACTTCTCAGGTGGCGCTCAACGAAAGCGAGGTTGCTTCTAGAGCTGAGGAGGCTGTTGAACGAGCCTCGACTAGGTTGATTATCAGGAAGACCGCTGGCAAGGCTGCTAGAAAGTATGGGTCAGTTCGTAATCAAATCCTTCAGGACCCGAAGAACTATTTCTCAAGACAGAGCATCGCAAAGGTTAAAGACAACCTTGAAGTGATGACGGATCAAGAGCTTGTTGACATCATGACTGACGACGCTCTTGGTAGGCTTCAGAATAGGAACGATGATATGGGTGTGCTCGCTTCTGCAGAGATGATCAAGAGGGCTGTGGCTCGCGGAGACATGGATGCTATCCCTGGGATTGTAGCCGAGGCTGCAGCAATGGGGACTACAGCGGGTAGATTGTTGAGACACTTCCGTGAGCTTAAGAACTCTACCCCAGTGGGTATCACTCAAATCATCAGAAAGGAAGTTGAGGCAAGAGGAAGAACCTTAAACTCAAAGCAAGAGTCTCAGCTTGAAACAATCGCTGGGAACCTGTTTAGACTTCAAGCAGAAGTAGAACAGCTTATGAAAGATGGCGCTCAAGGCATCGACGTGGACGCTGAACTCAAGGCTAAGACTAAGGAGATGAAGGAGGCTGAGAGAGCTCTCGATACGTTCGCCAACACAGTCATTGAAAGAAGCTGGAGTGAGATTGGACAAATGCTCATTCAAGGAAACTTGTTGACGCCGATGTCTCAGATCACAAACGTTGGCGCAAACATCATTAACGCTATTGGTCAGATCGGTGTGGACTTGGTTGGATACCCAGTCGAAAGACTGATCAACATCTTTGATAGGAACTCAGAGCCAGCTCGCAGACCATCGATCTCCGCTTACATGTACGGAGTGAGAAAGTTTGGTAGTGGTTTCATTGAAGCCCTCAACGAGGTCGTCACTGGTCAACAGCAGGACGTTACAGAGTGGAGAGTTAACAGAGGGTTCATGCCGTTCAGATCTTTGAAGGCGGCTGTAGCGAACGACAACCTCCCCCTTATGATGGACGGAGAGCCAAGAGTTATTGACAGTCAGTTTGTGAAGTTGCTCGTTCAGGGGACTGTTGGTATTCCAGCTGAGATCATGTTTAGATTCCTATCGCTCGGTGATACACCATTCAGAAGAATGTTTGAGGGTATTGATCTCTACGAGCAAGCTACTGAGATGGGGCTGGAGGGAGAAGCCAGAGAAAACTTTATCAAGTATCCAGGCAAGAGGGCCAAGGAGGTTGCCGAGAGACGAGGTAGAAAGCTGACGTTCCAAGAGGAGACTGCCGCATCCAGAATGGCTGACGAGGGAATCAAAGTCATTGAAAAAATCTTTGATGGCATTCCATTCATGGATGGTAAGTTCCTTGTACGGACGTTTATCCCATACAGAAGAACCCCAGCTAACATGCTCTATGAGACGCTGACTTTTGCTGCACCTCCAGTAGCTATTGCGAGAGCTTACAATGCTTTGGCAGAAGGAGATAGCAGAGAGGCGTCGCAGAATATCGGCAAGGCTGTTATTGGTGGTATGGCATCTACAACAGCGATCATGCTTCTCAAAGAAGGTTTGCTTAGTGGACCGATTGACTTCGGAGATGACGAAGAGAGAAACCTTATGTATGATCAGTTCCCTCCGAACAGCGTCAACGTAAGCGGGCTTCGGAGACTTCTCGCTGGAGAAGACCCAGCCAAGCAGCCTGATGATTACTTCATCTCGTACAACAAGCTTGGAATTATTGGGGCCATCTTTGGTGCCGTTGCTAAGGGCACATCGAAGCAAGAGATTCTTGAGCGAGGAGACACGCCTTTGATTACTCATACAATTCAAGACGCATTCGGACTTAAGGCATTCTCTACTATGTCTCACATGATGGATCAAAGCTTCCTCCAAGGCATTCAAGGTCTTACTGGAATCCTTTCTGCGGCTACTGAGGGTGAGGTTGAGAGGGCAGTAGAGAACTGGTTCAAGAGCATGTGGCAAGCAACCACAGCCATGGCTCTCCCGAACACTCTCTCAGCTTTGTACAGGTCTCACAGAGAGTACCTGCCAGACACAAGAGTGACCAAGGACATGGACGTCATGAAAAGAATGTACACAGCGGGTAAGTACATCGTTCTTAACAGGACATTTGGATTGGGTAATGTGCCAGTCAGAGTAAACTGGAAAGGAGAGCCCATTCAACAGACTCCAAGAGGTGCCGACGAATACATGTACCAGTTGTTCGACATCACCAAGGCGAGACAAGCTGAAGCAGATCCAGTATCCAACGAGATCTACAGGCTGTTCGAGCGAACAGAAGAGATCACTACTGCGGTGGGAACTCCGAGGTTTGCTAGTACGTCTCAGGTCAGCATCCCTGACGTGATTAAGCCTAGAGATAAGTACATGGCAAGACGCGCAGGTGTGGACTTCGATTGGATGGATGATAAAGAGTTCATGAAAGAGAGCGTCCGACTCAACACAGAGCAGATCAATCGCATGATGGCTGTGGCGGGTAAGAACCGATACGCAGATCTGGAAAAGCTCATCAACACGAGAATCTACAATGCGGCTACTGACGAGGAGAAGATTGACATGATGGATGAGATCAACAGAGATTACTCAAGAGCGTGGTCTTACGAAGGAACCAACCTTGCACCGCACACGGTAGAGCTCTGCAAAATCCTAAACGAAATCTATGAAGCAAGAAAGAAAGAAGATTAAGGATACAAAGCTCGGTCAGTGGCTTAAGAGTAAGGCTCCTGACGTGCTTGATACGGTAGCAGACTTGCTTCCAGATAAGGGCGGACTTGGAGTTGTAAAGAATCTCCTCGACAAAAAGCCTGACATCGATCCACAGGAAGTGCAAGCACGCATCGATGCTGAGGTACAGTTTCAGAACAACGTGACTGAGAGGTGGAAGGCAGACATGGGTAGCGACGTCAAGATTGCAAAGTACATCAGACCCGTGACTTTGATCTGTTTGATGGCGATGTTTATGGCCACTATGATAGCTGACTCCCTTGATAATCTGCCCTTTAACGTTAAGGATAGTTATGTATCTTTGCTTGAGATCTTAATGCTCACTGCGTTCGGCGCTTACTTTGCTGGGAGGACAATAGAAAAGGTCAGGAAATGATAGAGAATTACTTATCGCATTTCGAATTTCTCGTGGTCGCAGGGTCACTTATCGGGGCGTGGATAAAGTTTCAGTCCGACTACAGCAGACTTTCATCTAGGGTTCGAACGCTAGAAACAGATAACAAGGAGTTTAAGGACGACGTTAAACAGCTTCTTAAAGATATTCAAGAGATCAAGATCCTGCTTGCTAAAAATAAAATGGAGTGAGGGGTCGTTAACGAATGAGGGTAACGTGACCCTGCATCTCGTAAGCTTTTCCATATCTGTGTCTAGCTCTTAGCTTCCACACATAAACGCCATCAGGGGCGTAGTGTTTACCGCCGCGCACATCTCCCAGCCATTGCTGTCCAGGATAGTCTGTCTCGAACATGAGACCTCCCCACCTATTGTAGACCTGAAACTCCCAGAAGTCCCAGCATTCAGCTGGTGATGCGATCACTGGGTAAAAAGCCTGGTTGTATCTGTCTCCGTTGGGGGTGAAGGCATTTGGTATAAACAGCGAGGGGTCCTCACACACATCAGGGTATCCGTCGTTGTCTGGACCTCCACCATCCGCGTCTCCACCTCCAGTATCTACCGTGTTGCAGCTGGGATCGAATGGAGAAAACTGAATGATGTTGTTGTACAGCAGTTCATCTGGGTATTCAAATCCACCAATGCTTGAATCGTCTTCGTAAGGCCAAGCCTCACTGTCGTTGATCTGAGTGATAGCCAGAACCCAGCACTGATCCTCAAAGAAGCCGTCGCTGATAGCCTCCTGCCAGCAGTAACTAGCATCTGATCCAGCAACGAAGGCATCCACTACGTTAAATGAGATGGTATCTCCTGACTGCAGCCACGATCCAGGAGCGTTGACGTCAACAAGCGGGAAGCTTACTGGGTAGATGAGAAGCGCCCAGCCGTTGTCATAGAAGCAGCTGTATGGGTAGTCGCTGAGCTGTGGGTCTGTTGTAATCCCCAAGAGAAATTCTCCGATGCTATCCGTGGACGAACCGCAGTTTACCCCTGAGTTCACAGCTATAGAAATGTCCAGCGTGTAGGGGTTGAAGGATAGGATTTCCATGTCGCACTGACCCAGCATTGTGAGTGGGAACAGCATGAATGGAAGCATCAGTTTTCTCATGATGCAAAGATACAAAAGGGCCGACTGCACAGTTAGCAGCCGACCCCCGTAGCGAAGTTCCACGGACGAATTCCCGTGTAACGTTGCAAATATAAGCACTACGCCTCACACACTGCGCAATTTAAGATATCCCTACCAACAGCCTGTGCTTGGTTGACACCTCGTTGATAGTACAAAGTCTTGATACCAAGCTCCCATGCCTTGATGACGAGCTGATTCACATCCTTGAGTGGCACGTCGTCGCTGATCATCACGTTAAGTGACTGGCCTTGATCGATGAATACCTGCCTGTCTGCTGCTTGCTGGATAATTTCCATCTGAGAGATCTCAGCAAAGGTCTTGAACACATCCTTCTCCTCCTGAGTAAGGAAGTCCAGATGCTGTACTGATCCACCCTTCATCATGATATCCTTCCATGTAGCTGCATCATCCTTACCCTTCTCAGCAAGTAGGTCTTTGAGGTATGGGTTCTTGTATGTGAACTTACCCTTAGCCAAATCCTTTGTGAAATAGTTAGACTGGAGCGGTTCGATAGATGGTGACACTTGGCCGAGGATGAACGACGAGGAGGTCGTAGGTGCCACGGCCATGCGCGTGCTGTGGCGCTGAGCATAACCCTTGAGTACCTCTGGCTCCCCGAAGAATGTGGAGAGGAACATGCTGTGGCTACGGCTCTGCGCATTGATAATTCTGAACATCTCCTTGTTGATCATTCTAGCTTGGATACTCTCAAAGGGAATACCCTTGCTCTGCAGATAGGAGTGATACCCTAGCACACCAATACCAATGGACCTATGCTCACGGGCAAAACGAACAGCCTTCTCCATGAACGGAATGTCCTTGGCTTTCTCGATGAACTCAGAATACACAGCATCAAGGAATGTTGTCATCACTCTCACAGCCATGTCGTGCTTCCACTCGTCGTAGTGCAGTGCATTCAAAGAGGACAAGCAGCACACAAAAGACTTTCTGTCGTCGGTGTACTCCATGATCTCAGCACACAGCTGCGAGTGCTTGATCTCCATGCCCTTCTCCTTGTACCAGTCTGGCGCCTGATCGTTTACGTTGTCACGGAAGAAGATGTATGGGTAGCCTGTCTCGCTACGCTTCTTGTGGATCTTCGCCATGATGCGTCGCTTGTCTTGATCTCCGTCGATCATTGACTGCATCCATTCGTTGCCGATGCACACCGCAAACGAAACGTCCTGAATAGGATGTCCTTCGCTTCGGATCTGCAAGAACTCTTCGATGTCTTCGTGCTCTACGTCAAGGTATGCAGCCCAGCTTCCTCGACGCACCTTGCCCTGCGAGATGATGTTTGTCGTTGTGTTAAACAACTCCATCATAGACACAGACCCGTTGGTCTCTCCGCCTGTGCTGATCTTGCTGCCACGTGGTCGCACCTCACCGAAGTATGTGGCAGTACCACCACCGAGCTTACTCATGGCTCCAATCTCCGCAGCCCCACGCAAGATATCGAACGTGTCGTCCTGAACCTGAGTGCCAAAGCAAGAGATGGGGAGGCCCTTGTCCTTGCCAAAGTTCACCCATACTGGTGTGCTGAGACTGAACCACCCCTTTGCTAGGCAGCTATAGAAGTTCTCTGCAAAGTTTTCCGCTACGACCTTGGCTGTGTGGTGGTCGCCCACCTTCTCTGTGTTGATCGCCTGCCTCATGAGGATACCCTCTGCATGCTTGGCGATTTCCCACGCCCTCTCTTCGACTGTCTGTCCAGGGTCGAGGTAGCCCTTCTCCATAAACTGTCGGGTCTCGTCTGTGACCCAGTAGAAATCCTTGTACATTAAAATAATTCTTCTGCTGTGAAACTCTTAGTGCTCTTCGCGTAGTCGATAGGCTTCTTGTGGAAGAAGTCTGACAGCGCAGAAGCATACACCTCTTCGTCCATCCATGCTGTTACTTCTAGCTCCTCTTGGTTCACGGGAAACTCGAATGCGAATCCGATGCGACGCATGCTCTCGTTGACACGGTTCTTCAAGTAGTTGTTCAAGATAGACTCGCTAAGGAACTGATTATCAAACCCTTGCAAGATCCACTTAATCAAGTTGCTTTCTGCATCGAGTGCCACCTGAGCCTCCTCCCAGATGCGTGACTCCAAGTCAGCATCAAACAACTCGGGGTGCTCTGCTCGGATCTGATTGATCAAAGCCATGCCACCCTCAGCGTGGAGGTTCTCCTCCTTTGAGGTGTACTGCACCACGTTTGCCGTGTCCTTGAGGACAGCATTGAACCTATTGAATCCGAGGATGGTGTAGAACTGACTGAACAGTGACACGTTCTCCGTAAACAAGGTGAAGAGAATGAGGCTGTAGAGGAACTGCTTGCGATCGTCTTCGTATACGCGATCAACGTACTTGTTGAGATAGCTAACGCGGTTCAGTACAGGCTCATTCTCCAACAGAGTTTTGAACTCATCCTCCAGTCCCAGCTTCGTCAGGATCTCTGAGTAGGCACGGGAGTGGATCACCTCAACCCCACCAAATACAGCACCCATGTCTGCAATCTCTGGCTTGGGCAGATGCTTGCCGATGTTCGACCAGTAAGATTTCACTGCCACTTCGACCTGCGAGATGAGAAGGATGGCGCGTTTGATCACACCGCGCTCCTGTTCTGTCAGGGAAGTATGGTAGTCCTGAACGTCAGCCTTGAAGTTAAATTCATTGTGAGTCCAATGGCTTGCCCACATCGCATTGATGAGTGGGTCAGTGATTTCAGAATAGTCAAAGGGCTTGTAGCTCAGCCTCTTCTCAAAGATTGAGGTAGTCATGGGTTGGGTAAATAGTGTGGGTTAAAAGGACCTACAAGATAATCAAAAAGTCTTGTCGTATTCCCAAACTCGGAACGACTTTAACTCCTTGATATCGTAGATGTTAAGCTTAGTGATGACGTCTTGCCTGTCTTTCCGCGTGTACTTTCTGCGGTAAGCATCAGCTTTATTCGTCACCGACTCATCGAGTACATTCTTTTCGCACCAGAATGCAAGCTCATCTCGATTGACAATAGCAAACCCTCCGACTTCAGGCATATCAAAGGCGATGATTCTCGCCCCTCCATACATCCATCCTGGGTTTCCCCTAACATTCTTGAACTCACACCAGATCTCGTCTGGTAGATTGTTCCCCTTCACATCGACGCCCCAATTCTTTCCGTCCTCTGAGACAGCAAGCCAGAAGTCTATGTGCTGGTGTATGTCCTCCGTGTGTGAGGACTTCTTGACAAGTAGCCCGAGGGATTCTGCGGCTCTGCGGAAGCGGATCTCCGCAACCTTACCAGTCCTTCCCGAATAAACCCTCCTGCTCTTGTTCATGTTTCGATTCAAAGTATTGGAACGCAGACTCCTTGATCAGGTCTAGCTCCAGATTTAATTGTTGCCTCAGTGATGCGACTATTCTGTGTACGTCACCTGAGTTCTCTCTTGGATTTCCATCCTTGTCAAAGAGGTTCTCGTAGAAGTCAGCGATAAGCCTGTGGGCTCTGTCGCAGGCGATAGCATAGCTACCGCCGAGTTCCTCTTTTGTTATCTCCTTTACCATCCTTCTTGATTATTTCGATTGCTTGTTGGATCTGTTGTCGATTCTTGCAAATAAACAACATGGGTAATGGTTCTCCAAGCTCAGCCACATGTTTAAGGAACAGCTTCCACCTCATAGGAAAGTCATGGTGCGAGGGTGTGTACCCCTTGGTCTCAATGATCCAGCTCCTGTCCTTCGCTACAAAGTCTGGCGTGTATCGGATAGGTAAGACTACGCTGTTAGATCTGTCGGTCAGATCCTTCTTCTTCGCTGTCATCTTGTGGTATACCCCTTCGTATCTAAACTTATCTACAAGGGTGTACTCCACTTCCTCATAGTCAAAAGGTAGCCCCGATTCAGAAAGAAGATCAGCGCAAGTCTTTTCAAGATTACTCTTGTACCTACCCAAATTCCTTTTCTTAGCGGACTTCCGCCTAGTAGTACCAGCTTTTCTTCGCTTCACTTAAGCAAAGTTACAGCCTAATTTTCTAAAAACAAATCATTTGAGGGCATGTTGAACTGTTTGTAGTTATCAAACTCCTTGTCAATGCTTTGGAATAGCTCACTGCCTGTCGTGTTGATACGGAAAGCTGTGTGAGAAGTGTTCATTGTGAAGGTGATTGGGTCGTCAATAGGTGTAGGCTGTCCCCCTGTCTCTGTCTCACGAACCTTACGCACGTGCAGCTCAGTAGTTTTCTTGATGTTGTGATCAGGGGCTTGGACCTTACGGTGTATCGTGATGAAGCAGTCTGCTCTGTTCACGAACTTGCCGCCACCCTCGGTGTCCTCAGCATACGGAGCAACAGGCAAGCCGTCGTCACCCTTGCGTCGTTGCGCCTCAGTCACAGCGTGCATGTTCAACCACACCGCTACGTCGTTGGCATTCGAGAACGTAAGGAACTCAGAAGCAGCTTGGTAGTGGTAGTCGTGTGAACTAGCGTTGCCACTCAGCTCGATCTTCAGGCTGTTGTATGGGTCCACGAATACCGCGTCGCACTCCTGCTGTCTGACGATCTTCTCAAGGAAGAGGAGGATGTCAGAGTAAGAGTACACTTGGTTGTTGCTGATGACGGTGAAGTGTTCGTTCACCCACTTGTACGCAGTCTTGCGTTGGTCGTAGGTCATGTCACCGATCTTCCTGTTGACGGCGAACTGCATGAGCGACATCTTCAGGGATGCGGTACGGTTCTCCGAGGAGTACACCACCCACTTCCAGTCGTGCCTGACTGCAGAGTTGACCATCATGTACAGTGCGAACGTCGTCTTACCTACGTTGGAGTGACCATTCATGATGACGAACTCCTTCTTGTATCTGAAGTAGTCATCGAGCTTGGTGTCCCCCGTGTCCAACCCTACAGGAATCTTGCCATTGGCGTAGTCATCGATCCATCGGAAGTCCTCGTCGTCAGAAGAGATGAATGACATGTCACCGTCGTTGATCAGCAGCTCACGCTGTGCATCCTGCTCACTGTCGATGACCTCACGGATTGGCATCTGCTTACCCACCTCGACTGCTTGTCGGATGGTGGTCATGGCTGCCTGCTCACTGTCGATGTCACGCTTGCAGATCTCACGGAACAATACACGAACAGCCTCTTCCTCCTCAATGCGACCTGCTGAGATGTAACCACCCACAAGCTTGGCTGCCTTGAGTAGGGCTGCGTGTTTCTCTCCGTCATCTGCCTGCCGCACGATGCGACATGCGAGGTTCAGCTTCATGTAGTCTGTGAACTCACCGACCTTGGCCTCTTGTGGTTGCTCGCTCCGCTCTGTTGCGAACGCACCGAACTTCTTAGACTCAGGATTGATGATGATGTCAGGGTCGTAAGACTCGAAGCAAGCTCGTGACTCGTTGATACCCGACTCGTCTACCTCCAAGTCATACTGCTTGTGGAAGTATGTACGTAGGGCACGGAAGTGATCCCGATGACGCTCGGGGTTGGTGACTCGTACTAGAGCTTTGAGCCCATCACCACTCGGTGAAACCCAGCAGCTAAAGATGTGAGCATCCGTAGCCAGCGCGCCCTTGGCCTGAGCAACATCAATGTGATCGAAGTCCAGAACAACCAAGCCGCTGTGCTCGAATAGAGCATCGTCTGCACGAGACGCAAACTCTCCGCTGAAGCACACGACAGGAAGTTTCTTCTTGGCTTCCTTGTCTCCAGACCGAACGTCATCAATCGTGGTTTTCGACTGGCCCGTCTTGATCCTGTCGAGGGCAGTCATGATGTTCACATGGTGCGGGGCGTTCTTGTCGAAGACGTCTTTGAAGAATGTCACTTTCATTGTAATCGTATTCAAGTATCAGTTCGAGGTAGTGAATGGCTTTCAGGATATCCTCCGCCCCATTCTTTGAGCGGTGTCTGCAGAGATACTTAATCACGTTACCCTCGATGAAGGGGATATTGTTCTTGAAGATGAACTCTGTTGGTTGGATGGGCATGTCGTAGTGATCCCCACCCTCTTGCCATAGTGATGGTTTCATATTGCGCTTCTGTTTACTTTACCTACAGCCTTCTTACTGCGGATGTTTCTAATCATGATAGACCTGATGCCCTTGTATGATTTGCCATACAGCTCGCTGTCCAGTCTATCCATAGTCTTCTTGTCCTTGGACATGATGTCTGGTGGTGTCTCGTACCTGCTGACGATCCACACTACACGGTCATGAATCTTCTTGCCTTTCTTGTAGGAGATGTCGGCAGTCATTGAGTAGATGTTCGGGAGATCTTCGTTGCCCATTTCTTTTTGATTCTGTTTGCTATCCACTCCATGCTAACCTTTGTGCCCATGACCTCCTTGCAATCCTCGTTTGTCAGGAGCACATTGTTGTCCCCCTTCTTGTTCGGAAGGGCGATCATAATGAAATCCTCCGTGAACTTGGGGATGTAAACCTTGAAGTCATCGTCGTAGTCTTGCATCGAGCAGTAGAATGTGTGTGTGATATCGTCTTTACTTCCGCAGAAAGAGAAGGGACTAAGAAACTTTACGTCTCTCAGCCCCCACTCAAGCGCGGCATACAGCCCTAATGGTTTAGAAGGGCAGGTCCGCAGACTCTTGCTCTGCATTGCTGTTTGCCTTGGCCGCACGCTTCTCCTTCGCAGCTTCGCTGTTCGGGTTGAAGACACGGGCACATGCCTTACCATTCTTGGACATGAACATGGTGACATAGACGTTGCCGCCACGACCTTCTTCGTCACGGGTGGTGACGTACTGGTCGAGCATGTCTTTCAGCTCATGGTCTTTGAGTCGGAGGTTCCAAGATAGGAGCTCTCCTTGTTCGTTGAACTTGGGTTCGTCGGCCCAGCCAACGAGAACGGAATCATACTTCTGATCGCTCATGATAAAATGAAATTTATTAGGTGAGAAAAAATTGTTATTGCACAAATGTAAGCTCCAGTAAGGAGCAGGCCAAGCATCGCTCGGTTAAACTTTGAACTCGACATAGTCTTGTGTAGGCTTTTTGCCTTCGTCGAGGAAGGTTGTGATACGCTCGACGGCATCGTTGAACTTCATCTCTCCAGTGAAGAGAGTCTCGTCCGTACACTCCACAACTCCAGGCAGGTATGGGTATGTCTTCTCCTGGACCAGCCAGTAGAACTTCTTGATACCGAATACTTTACAGTAGATGTAGGCTTGGATGTCGTAGCAGAAGTCACGAACGCTGAAGCGGAACTTGTCCACGGACTTGGTAGACTTGGAGTCAACGATGAATCCGTTGCCGAGGCAGTCGAGGAATCCTTTGACACGCACAGGTCCGATCATCTCGTTGAACTCTACCTGATACTTGTTGGATGACAACAGTCGCTCGACCAACCCACACTCGTGCAGTCGATCGATCATCTCGTTAGCCATCTTCCAGTCTGAAGGTGAGCATAACTCCTTACCCTGCTTGGCTGCCTCCTCGATGAGGATAGCCTCGCGCTCCTTGTACTCCTTGGTCAGGTTAGGCTTCTTCATGTCACGTGTCTTCTGTGAGCACGTGTCGAGGATCGCCTCAGGTGAGACCACTGCATACGTATCGAATGCTCGGTCGCGTTCGAACAACAGCATGTCGTACAGCGTGCCGAACGTCAGCGCAGGGGACTGAAACTTCAGCTCCCCGCGCATGTACTGATCGAACTTGGCCATGTCCGTGAGCGCCACCTTGAGTGACGAGTAGGACAGGTGCGGTTTGTTATACCGCTCTTGTAGCAGTTCTGGAATGTTCATCGCACGAACTTCTTGAGTCCAGCTTTCTGCTTGTCGGTGAGTTGCTCACCATACTTGCTGATGATGCTATCAAATGCCTTCTGCTTATCGGTCGAAGACTTGACGTAGTTCACCGCCTTGTCCATGATGTTCTCAACAGGATCGGCCTCTTGTGTGGAGTCCTGCTTTGCGATTGCATCTTGGACTTCATTAGCTGACGCAATAGACGTGTCGATTCCGATTCCGAGTAGCGCCAAGGCACGACCGACGGCTGAGGTCTCGCAGTTCTCGACGTAGCTTGTCTTGTTGATGTTGCTAGATCCACGCTCTTCATGTGCGTGACCTGTTGCGATGACACGTCCGTTCTCGTCTGCGATAGTGGCCTTACATACAGCCTGCTCTGCATCGAGGGCAGTGAACTCGGACATGAGGGTCCAGTTCTTGTATTGCTCTTCTTGACGAAAAAACTTGATGCGTTCGTTGACTTCAACGTACTGCTTGCCACGGATGTTAGTGGTCTTGAATTTGTAGTTGCTCATGTAATTGAGTTTGAATTTGTAATTTTTCTTTGAGTAGTTCGTTCACAGTCTTGTCGATGTACTTAAGACGCTCGACCTTCGCCACGCCGTCGAAGTGTGAGTTCACGATGTATTCTGCGGTCTCGTAGAATAGTGCGTAACCATCCCAGTTTTCTAGGTTGGCACCGTGAGTCTTCTTGTAATGAATGATGGTGGTCCTGTCTTTGTGCAGGACGTCTGCTGTTAGGCTGTCCCCAATCTTGTTGGAGAGAGCCACCCCGATAGCAATGCGGGGCTGAGAGTTCTTGAACTTTCTGTCTGTGGGGCTAAAGTGTTGTCCGATCGAGTCATAGTATATGTTTCTTGCCTCCTTGCCCTGCTCAATTAGGGCCAATGGATTGCTAAATTTACGATAGGCCAGTTGTTTTTCCATGTGTTTCTTGAATTTTTTTCTTGAGCATGCTGTGCATGTCTGTGTATAGTTGCATTGCAATCATGACTACCTCCATCTTTTCTGCGAAGTCGTGAAGGACAGCCTCCATCTTGTTCTTGTCTCGCATGGCCACCTCTGCGTTGTGGTCAATCACAATCTCGTTAGCGGTGCGAGCATGGGTCACGAACTCAGATAGACCTGCTGACACGGGCATCTTCACCCACTCAAGCACGTCGTACTCGATGATGTCCTCCATCGCAAACATCTTGGCAAGGAACACGGCACGAGATTCGTAGTCGTACTCCTCTTGAATCCAGTTGATAGCTTCTTCATTCGTCATTTGTTCGCTCAATAATTTCAGGGTCTCCATGTGTTCGTCGGTTCCATGCAAGGTTAAGATCGGGTGTGACATACATCACACCGTTGCGGAAGTAGGCGTAGATAGCCTCGTCATTGTTCGTCTCTCTCATCTTTGAATTTGAGTTTTTGTTTTGCGTCATAGTCATTCAGTAGCGTCCACACTACGGTCTTGTTCCATTCGGTTGGGTCGGCTTCCGCCTTGTCCATCGCTGCTTCTATCTTCTTCCACAGCATGTCCATGTATTCGTCTGTCATTTTAGGTTGTGTTGTTTGAGTAGTCTGTACAGGTGACGCTCCGTGATGCCGAGCAAGGATGCGGCCTTGCGTCGGACACCACAGGCGTCATCAAGCGCTCTTGCTATCGTCTCCTTGGTCATCAATTCCGTGGATTCGGCATTCGAACTCCTTGTCTGCACATAGCCCTTTGAGCGAGTCAATGACAGCCTCCTCGGTGTAGTCACCGCACTTGCCACGCATCCAGTCGAGGTCAAGCTCGTCGTCGAGGTCGATAAGTTTATCGAATGACACGTCGAAGCCACCGACATACTCTCTCTCTTCGACGTTAATCGTCTGACCCTCAAGCTCTGCGCATGCCGAAAGCACACCAGTTTGAATACCCTCACGGAAGATGGCGATAGCTACATCCTTGGGGATGACGGGCATAGTGGCTTTCTCTTCGAGGTCTCGGTATGCTTGGCAACCGCATGGCCCGCTTGATGCTTCTTTCTCTTTGCGTAGCTTCTCAAGCTCTGCCTTGAACGTCATCATGTTGTCGTAGTACCCCTGACCAAGGTCTTGTTGGCGTTGCACCTCGGCTTCGAGGTCTTTGATTTGGTCAAGGAACCCTGCCTCCCTGTCGATGTGGAACTGCACGTTAGCATTGGCGGCAGTGAGTTGATTTTCGAGGGCGGCCTCACGACCTGTCTGCTCTTGGTATGTAGCCATGGATTCGATGGTTTTGTTTGCTGATGAAATAGCATTCTCTGCGTAGCGGATAGCCGCTTCAAGCTCTTGCTTGGATTCTTGGATTGGATTCATGATTGGTAAATAAATTTGAAGTTTTCTCTGATTGCTCTGCCGTAACGGGTATGGAATCCGTAGCTGTGTGTGCCGAGCATTGGCTCGTTGGCAAGCATGAAGCGAAGGACTTTCCACTCTTCAAGGTCAAAGATGGATGCGGTTTCTTGTGTTGCTTCGAGTAGCATATCGGGATCGTGACGCATGGGTTGGCCGAGGTCTACCTCGATGTAGTCTTGTATGTCTTTACTCGTCATTGTTTTTTGGTTTTGCATTGAAGTTCAGATAGTCTTCGGCAGTCATGCCGTAGAGCTTGCGCTCTTCTTGCGTCAGCTCCATGGGGGTGTTCCATTCTTCATTCGTCATTGTCTTGGAATTTTGGGGAGTTCTCCATGATGTGTCGAGCCACCATCTCTTCGATTTCGAAGGCGAGGGCGTCCACGTCGTTGTGGTCGAGGTCGTACTCTTCAAGCATCAGCTTGGTGAGTCGCATGTATGCGCTTTCGCTCGGTCTGTCGCTGTCATAAATTCCGTATGAGCGGTGGTTGAAGCAGTCGCTTACATAGCCACGGATGTCTGATTCTGTTTCTTCACTCATCGTCTTTTGCTTTTTCGTAGATAAATACTAGTTCGTCGTACAGGTCGTAGAGACGTGTACTTGGGTCGAAGTTGGGGTCGTCTTGCTGACGTTCTTGATAGTCGTCCATGATTGCCATGAACTGCACGCCCACGGTGGCCGCTGTAATTGTTGCGTTACTCATTGTCTTCGTTGTCTAGTTGGTAAAGGGTGTCGAGTACCACTTGCAAGTCGTACTTGATGTCCGCCACCTTGTGGCAGAGGTCTTCGATGATTTCTTTCTTGGTTGATTTAGTCATTTGTATTCTTGATTGGGCAGAGCCGTAGCTCGTACATAGTTTCGTGGCTGTCTTCGTTGAAGTTGAAGCGAGTCCATTGGATAGGGTCTAGTGTGAAGTCGTATAGGTCTTCGTGTAACTCGGTGTCATGCACCTCGATTACTACCTCTGCGTTGTCGGGGTATTGTGCGATGAGGTCAAGCAGTTGTTTCTTCGTCATTGTCTTCAAAGTATTGGTTGTACAATTCATTAAGCTCTTCGTCTGTTGTAGAGTGTTCAAGGTCGTAGAGCATGGATTCAAAGACGTATTGATACATCGTATTCCAATCCATGTCTTGCACTACGCTGTCAACGTAGCGTGTGAGTTTCTCATACCTCGTCATAGCTGTCAGAGTTTTTGGGTTTAGGAATGCGGAAAGCGTGCATCGAGAAGTCGTCGACGTCGATGAAAGCGTGGTTGCGGTAGTACACATCCGAAATGAACTCACCGAGTTGTGCAAGGTTGTGCAAGCCCTCGTCTTTCCAGTTCTCGTTGGTACCGCCTACCACATCGGATGAGACACGAGCCACAAGTGACATACACAAGGGGTGGTAATCCCATGCTTGGTCGGCTTCGATTTGATTCCACGTCAACCAACATGACTCGGTGGAGTCGGAGCGGTTAGACAGGTCAACCTCGATGATGCGGAATACCTCGACACTTACGTCGTCCATGAACTCCGCAACGTAGTCGTCGTGCTCCATGTCAGAGGGGACGCAAGCGTGGTAGTTCTCGTAGTCACGAGTGAGGGTGACGTAGATGTCAAGCTCTCGGTGTTCGATGTTGACGCACATCTCATCCTTGCGGTATTCGTCAAGAATCTGACTGACGTGCTTGTCTGCAAGCCCCCTGTCGGGGAAGAACTCGCAGGTGGTGTCGGAGTACCCTTCGAAGAGTCCTGCGACAGCGTGGATTACTGCATATTGTTTCATGTTGATTGAATTGAAGTTTAAGATTTGAAGTGTTCGTGTATATCACCTTCTTCGTAAACTCAGAAGGTGTATATACACTCACACATAAGTAGCGGAAGGTGGAGTCGAACCACCGCACATCTCATGTTCGTTGCCATAAGCCCTCGGTAAAGGGTAGAAGGAACAGATATTGATATGCACACACCACCTCACGACCTCTCGTGATAAGTGTCTCCGCTTGGCGTGTTATCCTACGTCAGCAACCCAGTAGAGACCCGATTTTGCTTAACTAGTATACGGGATGATAACTGCCATGTAGAAGGGAGGTTGGGATTCGAACACAACTGCCATCCGTAGATGTACGCACCGAACTGCGCTCCCTTGAAAAAGGTGGGGGTGGCGTGACGTTTCACGTCTCACCCCCGTGGTCAAACTTCAATCAACCAATTCCTTTTCGAGAAGACCATCCTCCATGATGCCCTCCATGATATGATCGATTATGCGGTCAATAATGCCCGCTTGGTCACTCCATCTGCCGTACCCTTGAGCATCAAGCATGAATGATTTGAGTTCCTTGTACAAGTCATTACTCGGTAGGTTGTCTTCGAGGTACTCTGCCAAATCTTGGTAGTACGAATCCATCTTGTACTCCGTGTAGCACTCGTCGCCATCATACTCCTCCCACTCACGCCACAGGTTACAGAACCCGTTGTTGTAGTAGTCGTAGCCGATTCGAGAGATGGCACGGAGGAGTTCAGGCCATCCGTCCTCCGCTTCACCCTCCATGGGTATAAGCTGTTTCCATGCTCGGTCGTACAGACCTTGATACTTGCCTTCGTTATCCCAGTAAATGCCGCTTGGCTTGTCGATAATTACTTTCGTCATTGTCTTGTTTTTTTGGTTTACCAAAATCCATCGGTGTTCATGATTCTCTGAAGTTCTGCTGTCGTCACTCGTTTGAACGATTTTTCGTTGATGGTGAGTCTTTTTGAGTCAGCCCACTTCTCTCTCGCTTGCTTACGAGCGGAGCGAATGTTGGCGGCCCACTCGAAGTTCCATCCACCTTGATTCCAGTTGAACACGTAGCAGTGCTTCTTACTCATGGTTGTCTCGTCTTGTTGGTGTAATTTCCATGGTTACATCCCATGTTGCTTGGCAGTCCTCGCACTCGTAGTCGTGGCACTGCTGTACCCAACCTCCTGCGCTCCATCCAGTCTCCTGTGAGCCGAGGTGTATGCCGACTCCACCACACTTGTGGCAGGTGTCGTAGTCTCCTAATGGATTTCTCATGTGTGTGTCATTTTCTTTTTGTTGTTTCGATTCCCCACCATTCTACTTCTTCATCGTGGATGCGGAAGCTGTGTGTTTCTTGCAGGGCGTCATTCCATACCTCGTCCAACCACACGCCGTGGTCGTCAGGTGCTCCCTGCACATAGGAAGCAGGGAAGCCTTGTTCTTGCAGTGCTTTGACTGCACGTTCGCATTTGTCTTGTGTCATTTGCTCAAGTTGAATGCAGTTTTACGAACAGCCTCGACCTTCTTCAAGGTCCACCCAGGAGGTGTCATCATCCGTGCTTGGATGAGTGCTGATGTGCTGTCATTGGATGCGAACTCGCGGTCTCGCCAATCGTCTCGGTCTTTGCCGAAGTAGTATACCATGCGGTAAATGTTCATGTGAATGAAGTTTGAAATTTGAAAGATTTTGCAAGTTTTAGATGTGGCGGGATTCGAACCCGCACCTCCACCTTTCAGTGGCGTGCTATCCTGTTACACTATCACACCTTGCGGGCTATGCCCCTCAAAGCTACGTTCGCTTTGACACAGACGCCTCTCGGCGTTTCGTCCATTGAGGACTCATCAGTGTGTCTCTTTAGTGTTCGTGTATACTACCTTCTTCGTAAACTCAGAAGGTATGTATACACTCACACATAGTCAGTCGTCAGTCGACCACCGCTTCAGCATTCGCATCACATGGAACACCGTCGTAGCGTCAGCGTCAGGTGTGTTTGCCACGATTGATGCCATGCCCTTGACGTCATCAGGGATGAGCCGAGCGTAGCGGTTCAGGTCAGACAGGTACTTCCCGTTGTGGAAGTCGTTGAGGTAGAGGACGGCACGTCCTACGGGTTGGGAGAAAAAGTTGTCCTTAATCATTGTTCAAGGCTTTGATGATGATGCAGAGAATTGAAGCACCGACTAGCATCATGGCGAGCATGAGCGGGGTGCATGAGATGATGAACTCGGGTGTCATTACTTGTTGAGTTGGAAGTGGGCTTTCACGGACTTGACACAATGCCCATCAGGGCAGAGGTCAAGCGCTCGTTGCTTCGCATGGTCGAGAGACCACGCCTTGAACACGATGGCGTCCCAATCGTCGCGGTCGTAGCCACGATAGTACACCATCCTGAACTCCATTGAGGGGCAGGATTTCGGGAGCCAATCGCTCATCGTGCCCCGCTTGGGGTAGCGTTCCCAAATGTTCATGACAAGTCGACGATTTCTTGTGCGACCATCATCTGCTCGTTACATGACAGGCTTGCGAACTCCTCGGAGTTGAAGTAGGCGTCAGCCCCGAACACTTGGTACATATCGACCATAGCTTGCAATTTGGCGATTCTCGCCTCAACATTTGTAGTTTTCATTGGAAATGAATTTGAAGTTTGATACAGACACCCCGAAGGGTGTTTCGTCCATTGAGGACTCGTCAGTGTACCTGTGATGTCAGTATGGGGGCTTGTCAGGTTTGGGTGAGAGAGCAGACTCCATGGCCTTGGACAGGAGGTACTCCTCGAGTTCTTCGTCGAGGTGGTGCTTGAGGATGTAATCCTCGGCTTCGGGGTCGCTACCTAACACCCTGTAGACGTCTACACTTGTCATGTAGCCTGATTGGATGACGCAATCGATGATGTCTGAAACGTTTGACATGGCTTGAAGTTTGAATTTCGAGTTAGAGAGAGGGGTCGTATATCACCTTCTTCGTAAACTCAGAAGGTGTATATACTCCCCCACTCATGGATTAGCAGGTTGGGTCGAACGGCAAGTCAGAGAAGCAAACTTCGTTTGCCGTGGGTGTCACATCTGACGTCATCATGACGGCCAAGGTAGCGGTCAACTGCTCCAACTTGGCTTCCAAGGAAGCTACGCGGTCATCTGACGTCACCTTCATGGGTGCGGCCTTCGGCATGGCGACAGCCTTCTTGACTGCCCCTGCCTTCCGCTTGGCTCTTGCCGTAGCTCCTGACTTGTCAGACACCTCTTGGGCTGACTTCCGAGCCTCCTCAACGGAGGCCGTACGCTTGGTGTGACATGGCGTCACCACGCCATCGGCTTTGCCGTGGAAAGCCTTTTCCTGCCTGTCAGCTACTTTGGTAGCTGGTGTGGCTTTGCCATTCTTCTGCTTCGTCTTACGACGACGCTTTGGCTTCGGAGCCTCAAGGCTCTCAACGTATGACATGAGGGAAGCAACAGCCTTCTTCGCATCTTCGATGCGGTCTGCGGTTGGTGAGAACGAAGCAGTATTGACTGCTGTCTTAACCTCCTTCAGGAGGTTGATTCTAGATTGATTGTTCATCGTAGATGAAGTTTGAAGTTTGGTTGGCAACATCGCCGAGGCAAATCTACGGCGGCACTTTCCTTCTCACAAATTTTTGAGGGACTAAATCCATGCGCGATTTTACTTCGTAAAACACGCGTGAAGATTTCGTGTATGCGCGTAAGGCATGGGGCCGTCTAGCGTATGCGACGTGTCCTGCGTGGTGTGCAATGCGACGTCGTTGGTGCGGGTGCAGGTTCGAGTGTTAGGTGAGGTAGGGGATTGTCATGCAGTGGAAAGCAACGGGTTGCAGTCGTCTTGCTGTAGCTATGCTCCAAGAAAGGCTGGATAAATTGCTGAAACATAGCAGGTTAGCCCTCGCGTGTGACGCATCATGCGTTGTGTGTCGCGTTCGTGACCCACGGGGGTAACGCATCCGATTCCGTACGTGCGTGCGTAGGTAGTGGGGTACGTATAATCCCACAGATCTGTATAACTCCCCCCATTTTCTTAGCGGGTTCCCCCTCGATCGGGGACCCCACGGCTCTATATATAAGCGTATAAGCTGTTATATGACAGTACATTAGCCTACATTACCTACACAAATGCTTAGGGGGTTGACATTTAAGCTTTTCTGCTGTAACTTCGCCTCAGCGACTAAGCGAAATGGACGTCTTGAGCAAGTGTTTCGAAGCTTCTTAAGTAAATAAGTCGTTTGTCTACGAAAACGAAGGCTGTTAGCTTTAGTTGCTGAATGGGCGCAAGGACTATCTTGTTATATTTGCCCTATGAAAGCTATCACTAAGTATGTTGCTGGGGGTATGATGGATGAAGGATCCCCTACCATTGAAGAACTTGGACTTGCCAAGCGGCTTATGAATATCAAAGGGACGGATGTCCCAGGGTTTGTCCGTTTGGCTGGCGATGTGGACTTCAGTAAACTAACTGACCTAGATGATGAGCAGCTGGGAGCGCTGTACGATATGGCTGACAAGTATGCCACTATGTTCAAAGGGAAGGGAGATGGTGCGTCAGGGGTAATCAGTAAGCTCAAGGACAATTACAAGAATGTAAGGGCGGATCTCGACAAGGCGGCTGAGATCACGGGACTAGATAGGGATGAGATCAAGGATATCGGCTATGATATCATCGATGCTAACCCAGGAGACAAGATGGGATTCGTCGCAAGAGGAGGCGCCAAAGCTTTGCTCTATTCGCTAGATCAAGGAGGAAAAGTAAACGAGGGGGAGGAACAGCTTGATGTCGATCTCCTGAGAAAGGGTATTGCTTACGCGGAGTCTTTGGGTGGGGAACTTATGATGAACCCAGATTCTTCTGCTACTGGACTGTACGGTCAGCTCTACAACGAAATCAAAGACCTAGACTTCATGAAGGGTGTGTCTAGAGAGCAGTTTGCCAAAGACAAGGAACTGCAGAACAGAGTCTTTGACATGAGAGTCAACGAAGGTATCAATGCCCCTTCACTCAGACGTAATGCAATCGAGCTTACAAAGGAGTATCGTCCTCAGCTCGGTGACGATTGGAACTTCTCACTTGATGATGTAGCCGCCATCTCTAACTACTTGGGAAGGCAGGGCGCAAGAGAGTACTTCGCATCCCTGAGAGACGGAACAGAATACGAGGTAGAAGGGGTAAACAAGTCTGTCCAGGATTACCTGGATAAGTATCATGCAGGTAGAGGGGACTTCGATTACTACACTGGTGGCAAGATCCGTGCAGTCAAGGCCGCTAAAAATGGAATGAGGTTTTATTGATATATTTGCGACATGACTATTAAAGGACACACCAAAGAATACTGCTACGAAACTCTCATTAGAGACTTCGACTGGGTCAACGATGACTTGGACACTTACTCTATTTCACGAGGCGCAGACGGCCTTTGGACTTTGACTGCTACAGAGGCCTCGTAATAAATGCCCGACTACACAACTTCATACAACAAGAAATGGCTCGCTATTGAGGATGCGCTGAATAATGCAGCTGCACCTGATCTATCGGACGTTCTTACTCTTGCAGAGTCTGCGGGAGGGAGGTATGAGGTTACAAACTCTGGGTGGTCGAACGCAACAACTATATACGAGTCTGACTTCACATCAAATACGACTGGCTGGGCAGCCACAGGCGCTACCACGACAATCACCGCAAACGAAACGGGACCAGATGGAACGGATGGGTGGATGAAAATTGTTTGCGACAGTGACGCATCCTCTTTTATGATTATCCAAAATACGCTTGCTTTGAGCGGAGCTGGTCACACATACGGCGATGCGGTTAAGTGTTCTGCTAAAATTGGAGCTTCTTTTGAAGATCAGGACCCCGTTACTTTCCAATTCTTTGTATCTGCGTCGCTTAGCACA